AGATACGCCTCAGTGTCACCGATCATTGGAGTACCTGTAATACCAGCACCGTAGTTAATATAACGGATACCGTCACGAGCACCAACAAAGTTAGCATACTGAAAAGAACCCGGAGTATTGAAAGATGACATAGGAATCTCTTCTGATGCAATATCAAGAGACTGGCGCATTTCTCTTGCAAGACCTGTATTTTCTTCTACAAGCACACGCTGATTAAAAGTAGTATTACCACAGATGCAGTCAAAACCAGTGTACGTGACACCAGCTTTCTCGCACTCATCACGAAGTTTATCTACTTCTTCTCTCATGATTGCCATATGATTTGCTGTATCATCATCAAGCTCCATAGCAACAGCAGAACCACGAGAGCCACCAGTGATGTCCTCATAAAAGTCATACTCTGTAAATGGGCCACTTGCAATGTAGTTGCTATCTTCAGTAAGAAGCTGAGCCATACCAATCTCAGTAAAGAGTGTCCAAGCTTTGTTAGCTTTCATCTGAAGTTCTGCGATAACATCTGCCTCGGTTTTAACCTCATTAGAAGTACCAAACCTACGCATACCTGCCCAATCCTTCGGAAGAGCATTAAACATAAGCCCAAAAGAAGGAATAGCAAAATGTTTCTGATAAGGCTTATCAGTAGTAAGATTAGCCTCTCCACGCATACTGTAACCTTTACCAACAGGAAGCTGCTGAGTATAATCAAGAGCATCATACCGAAAGGTGTCAGTCATGTTATAGATCTTTTTAGGATTCAAAAGAGCAGTCAAAAGTCCCGGCGTAACTTGATGAGTTGTAATGCTCTCAGTGATATCCTGAAGTTGCCAAGGGCTACCCTCTACAACACCAAGTTCTTTAGAAATATTGTAAACCATTTTATCCATTGTATTTTAATCTCCCTTACGAAATATAATTAGGTGTTACAGCAGTAGCTTTATCCTCGAAGTGGATACCACGTCTCTCAAAAGCAGATTTAATCTCGGCTTGATCGGCAGCAGGAATAGTCCCCCACTCAACATAATCGTCAATAATAGTAGCAGGGCCACGATAAAGAACCGTCATGGTAGTAGACGCAACAGCCGCCATATCACCATCATCACAACCAATACCTCTACCATTACCAACAGAAATACAAATAAGATCTTTATTAGGAAGAGAAGAGTTACCTCTGTCGATAAAAGGAAGTCTACACGTCCAAGTTACAGCATCATCAACAACAGTAACACCAATAGTGGTTGGCCAAGTAGGTTCGGTAGTCCCATGTGTTTTACCGTCTGTTGCAATAGCAGTACAGACATATTCATAGCCGTTGTTTGTGGTAGGTACAACAACATCACCGACGGCTGTAACAGTATCAGCAGCCCAATCTGTTGTTTCTGCAATAGGTGCGAACTTAGTACCATTGTATTTCAAAATAGTACCGATAGGTGCAGTAGATCCAGAAAGCACAACAGTTTCTGCTGAAATCTGATGATCTGAAAATACCTCATCGCCATAATTATCATACCCTTTGACAAGATCGCCAAGAGTAGTTCTTTGAGTAGAATCTGTAATAGTAGGCATAACTTAAATTTCTCCCATTATTTTTTATTAATCATTCTTTCAGTAGCAGCTTTGATAGCTTTTACAAGATTATTTTCAGCAGTTGGAATATCAAGAACGGCTTGATCATCAGAAGCAGTATCACCTACCTCTTCTTGCAATGACTTAGCAAGTTCATTTTCACTTTCTTCAACAGCAACAACTTGTTTTGCTTTCAAACAATCGAAAGCCTCTGAAATAACGGTCTGTTGTTCCACAGTAAGATCTACAAGTACGTTGCTTACACTCTTAGAAAGATCTTCATCAAAACCAAAATCTTTTACAATTTTAGAAATCTCTACAACAGCAAGCTCTCTTTTAGAAGCTGCAAGTTGTTTCTTAATCTCTTCAATCTCTTTTCTTGATTGATCAAGCTCGTTACGCATTTTCTCAATGTCAGTAGTTTTTTCCTTAACTACCTCTGTTTTTACTTCCTCTTTCTTCATGTTATCATTTCCTTTTTCTTCTTGTGTTTGGGAGACACTTTCAGGTAGTAAACTTTTTAGTAAATATGGACTATTAAGTTTAGAAGCAGCCCCAAGACCGTCTGTGTAAGCAATATGACAGCCTTCAGACATGAAATCTAAATCTTCCAGATAGACCTTTTTAATTACTTTCTTAGGCATTATTCTTCTTCTCCGTCCTCATATTCATACACTACTTTTTTGTTTCCACATCTGCATCCGATGGAAAGCCCAAGTAGTTCGCCTGTTTTTCTTTTTTCCCACATCTCTGTATCGTTGAATTTTACTTTTGCAAGTGGCTGGCCTTCAGGAACAATATTCTCACCAAGGCAACACTCAAATTCATTATACCAAACCTTCTCAATATTAAAGAAATCTACTTTATTCCCGTGAGGATAGTGAGATTCAAGAATACCGCTATCAATTGACTTGTTTATATTGGCAAGCATCTTACGCATTTCAAACTCACCGATGCATTCACCATCCGCATCAACATCATCAACTTTTGCATATAAAGGTTCAACTGCTATTTGCTCTTCTTCATCAAATTGTTTAATAACAGTCATTCTATTATTGCTTTTCATGACAAAATCTCTTATTGCTTTTAGCATCTTTTCATCATAAACTTTAGGGTTCCTTCTTAGAAGTTCTTCCTCTTCTTCATCTACAAGTATCGGAATATACTTTGTTTCTTGAATTACTTCTTTAACTGTAGACTGATCGAATTGAAACTTCATATTAATAATTTTATATTCAATCCTATAAAGACATCCTTCATAGCTAAAATAAAGATGCTTGTCATCAAAATCTACAGGATAAGGATATTCGTCTCTATCTACACTATTACGAGAACGGTAAGTATAAAAATCATTGTAGATCCTATTTGCAAAACTATTGTATGATTTTAAAGTATGTTTTGTGACCTTAGAGAGAGCAATTGCAATAGCTTGATCCTCTGGAACATCTTCTTTCAAAAGACTGTTAAAAATAGTGATAAATTCTCTTACTGCTTTATCACTTTTATTTTTTAATCCCTTGACTTTATCTCTTGCTTCTTGTATATTAGAATATGGCATATTATTTCCTTGAGACTTCAAAAGCATGAAAATGTAATTTTGTAGAAATATAATCATTAATTACAATTTTGTCAAGTATCGGAATTCTTATCAAGTAATTGTAATTATACTTCTTGATATGTAATCAACCTACCTGTTTCTGTATCAATTATATTTCCATCTGTATCTTTTACAAGGGCTTTGGCTGTTCCTGTATTCTCAAGATTATTATCACCTGCACCAACATCAGTAGACATACCATATCCACTTGTACCAAAACCTTCACCTGCTCTTGAAGTACCTTTACCATCAAAATCAAGATCTTCTACACCATCAAGAGGGAATCCCGCTTCTTTATAAAGATGCTTTAACGCCTCTGGTGATAAGCCACCAACAGATTTTAATCTCTGCACCAGCTTACCAAAAACATCTCTATCGTATTGGCTTGGATCTTTATATTCAAATACAGGAATATCCTCTTCTTTCACACTAATTTTATTCACAGCAAGAAGTCTTTTTACTATTTGATATTGTACAGCATCTGCAATTTGAACAAGGATGTCCTCCACAACAAAACCATGTGTGCTTTGCCCTGTAGTAGAAAGATTATAACTACCTGTCTCCATTTGCCCCATAAGAAGGAAGTTTGCACCAAGGCTATTGTAAATTGCTTTATTTCTTTGCTCAATTACTTTTGAAGTTTCAAATAATTTACCACCTCCCTCTACACCTTGAAAGGTTATATCATACAAGAACTTCTTACTGATTTCATCTGTGGCACTTGATAAAAGAATAAAACTGTTTTCTCCGCTATGAAGTGCAGCAGCATCTGTTTGAAGGGCTACATACTCTCTTGCTTCATTAGGATATTCATCAGGTTTATTAGCTCTTTCAATAAGCTCATTCGGCACTCTAAGTACGATAGCACCTGCAAGATCTCTACTGATACCACTCACTTCATATCTACTTACAAGCACCTTTTCACGCCATGCTTGGTAGCAATGTAAGAGTGGACTACTGCCTTGTGGGTTGTTGTTTGTAGAATTATAGGTAATATGAAGTAGCTGATCCATTTTAATAAACGGATAAACACTTTCAAAATACCTACCATCTTGTAAAGCAGTAATACCTATTTGTGGTACAAAACTGTTTGTGTAGTTTGGATGTGATTTAAGCATAGGCTTTTGGACAAAACCAAGACATTCCCTGAAGTCTCTGTCCCACACCCAACCATAAACACTCTTTTGATCTCTTGGGGCAAGTTTCTTTAAACAATAGCTGTTTTTATACTTGCCGTATTTCCTTTTTTCTACTACAATGTTGAGATCAGACCAGCCATAAACAATAAAACTGATCATGTTTTTAATGGCCTGGAGCCAAGTCCCATATGACATGTTACTGAGATTATAATTAACAAATTCAGCGAGTTTCTCACCTTTTTTTGTTTTGCCTATACACTTCCCATCTTTAAGACCCATAGTAAGCAAAACATTGGTGAAATTAATACAAGCATAAACAGCATCATCAAACATCATAGAATCAAAGGTGTATAATCTTCTCGGCATTCTAAGCTCTGTTTTGCTTATTTCCTGAATAAAATAATCACTTGTAACAATCCTTGGTTGACCTACCTCCCTGCTCACTACACTTCGAGATCTAATAGGAATGTCAGAAGATGTTGCCATTATTTTTTAGCCTTTTTAGGTTTTCTTGTTGATTTACTTTTAGGTTTGTCTGTGACAGGTTTATCCTTGACAGGTTTATCCTCGACAAGTTTATCATTGATAGCGACTTTAATAGGATCTCCAGGCATTTCCTCAATAATCTTTTCAAGAGATTTACTTGTTTTTTTGTAAAGGATTACTCTATTAATACTGCCAAATTTAGGTGTGGAATCATTGTGATTAAAATCTTCAGGAATATCCTCAATATCATGACTGTCACTAATATCATATCCATCTTTTACAGCAGCTACAATATCGTTGATAAACCTTCTTTTTGCAGCCCCACCAAAACCCTTAGCAAGAATAACCTTTTCATCGTATCCTTCAATATGCAAAACTTCACCTTTACCTTTCAAAAAAATCTTCGACTTCAATCAAAAAAGCATAAACATCTATTATATAATCGTCGGGATCAATCTTTATCTCATCACTTTCATTGTCAAAGACTTTTAAAATTATTGTTAATATTTCATCAATATCCTCATGTGAAATCATCATGCGAATATTTCACCTTCACTTACAATATTGCTTTTCTTTAATTCTGTAGCACAATCAATCTGGTTCCTGACAACAGTTCTTACATTGCGAATCTTAATAAGATGATTAAACGCTGTTGCAGTCGTATCCACCCAATCATCGTGTCTATGACTTGTACTTCTTGTTCCATCAAAAGATTCTAATTCTGATAAATAAGCCTCAAGAGTTGCAGGATTAAACGTGCTTTCTACAATATATACATATCCATTCTCGCAAGCAGAGAAGAATGGGATTGCCCTCATAAGCTTGGATTTGTGAGGGTTAATAGGATCTTCTTTTATTGTACATCCTATAGCTGCAAGTTTCTGTGCACTCGCTACAAATTCGTATCTTCCTGCTTGGCCACTATCTCTTGGAAGAATAACAAGTGTTTGATCTGGATCGTCAAACAGACATTGTCTCTCGATTAGTAGATCTCTTTCACCGACCAGCTTCCTAAACCTACCTTTAACTTCTGGTGTTTCCTTATCACAAAAATCAGTATGGAAGTCGCCAAAAATATATAAGTTACCACTACCGTCTTTAGCCATACCTATACATGCAGTGTAGTCAGGTTTTGGTGTTGCTTTTGTTGGCTCTGAGCTTGCTTTATCGAAAGCTCTTACTCTTGTTACATCATAAGGTATTCTGTCTGCTTTCTTCAACCATTCTCTTTTAAAATACTGCGCACCTTGTTCTCTTATTTTCCAATTACCATGTAAAAGCCTTTCTCTGTCTACTAAATCAAGAGATTCCAAATTTGCGAGATAGTCTGGATTATCTCTGAGTACAACAGGATTATCATAAATACTTGCAGGTATAAAGTTGAATGATATAGGTCTTATTGTTTTTTTGCCACTATTACCGTACTTCTCAATAAGCTCTTCAGATGTATCTGCCCATACCGGCTTACCATCTACTCTTATAAGATATCGTATAATACCTGCTCTTTCATCAATTGCATATCCTGTATCGTCATCTATCCACCAGTTTACTAAAGATGCTAAAAATGTATCTGGATTAGGGTTACAAGTTCCTCTGACAATACCAGGATATTTAGATTTAGATCTGAGTCTACTCAATAAATACCAAAACCAATCGCCTTTAAACGTCTGTAACTCATCCCATCCTATAAAACTTAGCTGTGATCCATGCCATCTTTGTTTATCTTTATCATGATCGATATAACTGAGTTTTAATTCTGCACCTGAAGGAAATGTAAACTTAAGCTTTTGTATGGAATATGAAGGTCTTAAATGTTTTGGGAGCGACATATAAAGACCTATAGCCTCATCGAATAGGCCACCTGGATCTCTAAGAGCTTCAACAGACCTACGAAATATGACGCCTCTCCAAAAGGGACAATCCACATATCTCAATATTGATAAAAGCAATAAGAATGATTTTCCACTATTACCTGTGATAAAAACATTGCCGTTTCTTCTTAAGACAAGAGCACCTGTTTCTACTTCAAAGCAATACTGATACTTACCATGTTGAACAAAATCTATATCTATTTTACTACCATTTTTCTTTGCAAGCGATAGCTTATTTTGTGGTATTGTTGTTACAACATAACACGAATCTTTATCTAAACTTATGTTTGCATTGTACCCGAGTATATTGTAAAAATATTGAACAGCATCTGCGTCTTTTTTATCTGTTACTCTTATATTATAATACGAGCCTCCCCAATATTTTAACTCATCTACAATTATCTCTGCATAATATCTTGAACAAAACATCCAATCGGATAAAGACTTACCACAACCTTCACAGCATAATGTGAAAATAACAAACCCTGTTTTATCTTCTACTTCACTTTTATATGGTATACCGGAGTTAGATAATAGGTTAATAAACCTCTCGACCTTCCTTTTCTTTTTTAATCTTACAATATATCTTGATGTAGATTCTGTTGCTATATCCCCATCTGCTTTTAAAGCTACTTGCAACCTCAGTAGATCTTCATTAATGTCTAAATCAATACCATCAAAATCGTAAGTAGTAATGAAAGACCCTTTATGTCCTGACTTAGACTTATTATGTGCTTCTACAAAATAATCAGCAGATCTCTTTATTAAATTACCCTTACTTGTCTCATAAATAATATTATGATACTTAGACAGAAGCTGATCAATACCTTTTTGTGTTTTTATTTTGTAGAAGCCATTTGTTTCTTCTTTAATATAACGTAAAGGTTTTGTGAAAGATGCTTTTCTTGTACCTGTATCGTACTGTAATACTAAATCACCATCTTCATATTCAGATATCTTCTTCCATCCATCAGCAGACATAAACTCTGTGTCTTTATCTACACAGCCAGCACCACCACCGCTTATACTTATAGTGGCATCTGTGTTTAGGATCATTTCTTGCCGTTTAGATACAGGCCCAGGTATATTAATCATACTTATCCGAATATTCCTTTATTAATCATTGATTTCAATCATTACCCTTGCTTACGAGATCAGTAATACTAAATTGAATCTCTTCCCTGAAATTCAAATCATCCCCCGCAGAGCTATCATAAGTACCTCTTATACCTACAGTCCTTTTACCGTCATCTCCACCTTTAAATAGAGCAAGATCATCACCTGTAAGTACAATATCACTTCCTACAAGGCTACTCCAATCTCTACTGTTGACAATATCACCTGTAGATGTCCTAAGCAAAGTCCAAAACGTAATGTTTGGTACTGCTACAGCATCATCCTCATCCGTGAGCGTAAAAGATACTACAGCAGTTCCACCTTCATTTATTTTTGTTGTTGACTTTATAGCCATTTGTAATCCTATTATGCGTCAGCAGCACTAATCGTGTATGTAACTTCAAGAGTATCGCCATTATCACATGACTTATCTCCACCAGTGAAATCAGCAACACAGATAAGCGTACCGCTTGTACCAGAAGCAGCACTTGCAAGAAAAGCACCTGCAATAGTCTGACTATCACTTGTGATCGAGAAACTTGCTTTTGAAGCACTATTTGTAACACTCTGAGAAGAAGATGCAGCTTCTACGTATTCTTGTCTATCACCAGTATAGTTTGTGTTTTCAGTCCACGTACTATGAGAGGCAAGAGTATCACCAGCGGCAGGTGTGCCTGTACCTTTTAGGCCAACATACCACGTAGCTGTTTGAGTAGACCCATGAAATACTACATCAAGAATATGATCAAGACCTACATTTGTTACAAGATTCTTAGCTGTATCTTGCCACTTAAGATTACCGTTTTTATCATAACAATCTACCTCAAAAAGCCCACCTACTTTAAAATCTTCCTTCATTTCTATTTTTCCTTTTTAGATTAAATTAAAAGTTATTGTTGTTGTTTTTACACTTGCATTTAAACTTGGTGTTTTTATTATAAGATTAACCCTGCACTTTCCATTTGGAAGTTGAGATACTTCAAGTGCAATATCGTTTATAGTAATAGAATCAAGTACTGATGCTAATCTTTTAGACGTTCTTGTTACAGTATCTGAAAATGAGATGTTATCAGAAATAATAGCATTGATAGCACTTTCAAGAGTTGTAGAGTCTGAAAATGAAATATTATCAGATAGTGCACTATTGAGAATAGCTGTTGTAGATACATTACTTGACACAGATATATTATCTGTAATACTACTTGTAAGTAAGGCTATTGTAGACGCAACGGATTGGAAATTAACATTATCTGATGAAATTACATTAAAACTTGCAAGTACACCAGGCTCATCATTAATAGCAGCAGAATCGGCAATACTTGATTGAAAAACTACAGATCTTGAAGAAGTATCACTAACCTGTGTAGATTCAAGGCATTGTTTTTGAAAAGTAGCTATTCGTGAGACTACATCACTAATTCCTGTAGAATCAGATAATGAAGCAATAAATTTTCCTACATTCTGATCTGAATCATTGAGACTCATAGACTCTGAACAAGAAGCTGAAAAAGTAGCTATACGTGCAATTGATTCCGACATTGAAAAAGCATCAGAGCAAGAAGCACTGTATGTTGTACCGCCGGATGAAAAACTATCAGCAACCTCCCAAACATCAGAACTTGTTACTTCACTATCCGCAGGGGGAACAATTAACCATTGCTCTCCATCTCCACCTGAAATATCAACAACATAATACCGTGATGAATTATATGAACCATCATCAGGATCATATAAAGTAACTTCTGAATCATTGACTTTCATAACTGGAGCCAATGATCCGGTATCCGTGTGAATAACAACATGCGGCATGTGCCGGGTTCGATCCCATGTCCATTTTACACTTGCCATTATGACATCTCCAAATGAATCGCACCGTCGCTGGCAAAACCAGATGACCCAATACTCAACGGATCTGTCAGCCCTGTAACTGCTGTGCCTGTTGTCAGTGCGAGGGCTGTGTCTTTGTACTGCTCTCCCATCTCTAATCGCTCTGTTGAGGTGTAGAGTTTGCTGCCGTTTTCACGGGCTGCTGAGTCTACCACTCCCCAAATGCAAAAATGATATGTTCCTGCGGATAAAGTTTCTGTACCAAAAGTTATTGTAGGTCTTTTAGCGTTTCCACTACGATAAAATTGTTTTTGTATATAATCTGTGTAAACAGTACCAATTATAAAATCACCATCTGTATAAGATGTCCCTAAGTAATTTGATGAATCAGTTACTGTTGTTCCCTCAGAACCACCATTTTCTGCTATTTTTGTGCCAGATGCTGATGTTGTTTCTTCAAAATAAAAAAGCGTATAATCATTGCTGTATGCAATAGTGACGCCATTTGTTATGTGCTTAAAATCTATAAAAAACCTATCTGGATAAATATAGTGATAAAAATATCCGTTAATACCAGCATCTCCAGATAGATCATGTGATGTTTTTAAAACAACTCTATTTTTTGTGTTTTCAATAATATCATAGCCACTAATATATCCATCCATATTTGTTGAATTAACATTTCCTCTTGGTAAAAGCTTTATACTTGCCCCCCCCATCAAAAATTATCCATGATAATTCTGCAGAGGCTAACACACCAAGCCTGTATGTCCATCCATCGCAAGTCACATCTGCATACGTAGATTGTTCGTTAATCGAAATATACGGATCAACCTCAATCTCATCCTCCACCCCATCACTCGCAAATGTCAGAAACCGATACGTCTCCCCGTCAATTTCACTTTCTTGATCGTTGACAAGATCAATTCCAAGGAAATCAGAGTAATCAAGAATCAGCTTTTCACGATTGATAATCTTAACAACTGCGCCGATTCTGATTCTCTGTCCTGGCATCACGCCATGATAAGTCTGTTTCGCACTCCCGATCTTCCATTCTGCCGTGACAGTTAAACTCACGTCACCATCTGATTGAACAGCTTGCAGCGTGTGAGCATCGAGCATGGAGATAACAGCAGCACCAAAGCTGTAGTGGCTCCAAGTATCGTTGTCCCAATCAAGATACTCAAGATAGACCTGCCCCTTGGCAATTAGCTCTCTTGATTCATCTTCAAGCACATGGTGCAGTTCCAGCCTGTCAGCATAAAAGCTCAAGTCTTGCCAGCCTTCAAGAGCTTTCCTGCGAAGAGTCACATGATCTGTTGCCGGAAAAACCTCTGTTTCAAGCCAAGTCTGAGAATCATCATCGAATCTTGAATAAAACTTTTCCGGCGTTTTTTCTGGAGATATTTCGGTTAGTTTCATCAGTCTACACTCTCAACAGGCTCTCTTAACTTATCTTGAGAGAACACAAAAAGTTCTTCAACAGTATTAATCTGATAGACATTCTCGGCAACCCGATAACTATCAAGCTGATCTTCTGTTAGATTCTCAAACCACATCCGGTATCGTCGTCGCCAGTTATCTTCATCAGACTCCATGTAAGTTTTGGCTTCTTCCAGACTCACAAAGGGTGCCCTCACAATGATGAATTTCCCATTGCCGTGTTGATGATCTGCCCATCTGTTATCTTCGGCCACTTCAATCACATCCCCACGTTGATATCGTGTGTTGTATGATCATCTGTCGTTGATGTGCTGTTATCAGTGTCGCCGTTGGTAAAAGTCGAAGTGTTGCCAGAGTTTGAACTGATCGATCCATCGCCATTGTTGATGAGAGTCCCTGCACTGTGTTGAATGATCTCTTTTGCTGCCCAACCGCCGAATAAAATAGCTACTGGAGTGGAATTTAGAACCACTTTCATTCCATCCACAATAGGGCTGTTCGCTTGATGAATTCTTGGCGCTTGAATTGCCGTATTATTAACGACAAAACGAGTCCCATCTGGAGCTGTCATTTCTGCAATAGGTCTGTTTGCGGCTTGGATATAAGCAACTTGGGCAGCAGATTGAGCATTATAATATGCTGTTTTGCTTGCATAGTAATCAGCCGTGCCAACACATCCCGGCAGCAAAAAAAATAAACTAAAGAGCAAGTATCGCATCTTTCTCCGTCTCCGTAATATGCCCAAGCGATTCCAATAGCGCAATAAACTGAACAAATACAGGATCTTTAACTTTGAACTGATCATGCGCTTTGAAATACTCATGAAATGCAAGCGCATAGTTATCAGCCTCAGCCCTCATCCATCCAATGACTGCCGCGAGTGAATCTACTGAGAGCATTGCCATGATGTCGCCTTTTGGTACTTTAAGAGATGTATCTACCGATGGCGTATTTTGCGAAGTGCCCCATCTCGGTATTGGAAAATCTTCGGCTGGTGTGTAGAGAAAAGACTCAAGTTCTGATGGTAGCGGTTTCTTGGTTCTGATGTTCAGATAGTACCCCTCTGCTGCTTCTTTCTCGGAATATTCATTGCCTTCATCATCTGTCAGCATAGTGCCTGTCGGGACATAGACCGTGCCGATCACTGACACTGCTGTTGCGTCAATGGCAATGTTGTTTTCAGGATCGTGGAAAAGTTTGCATTGATTTTCATCATTGAATTTAAGATAGTAATTTGTGTATGACATTTTATATATTCCTTATGATGTAAGTAGTTGGAGTTGAGAGTCAGAAAGTTTGCGGGGAAAACAGGTAATTTGTTTGATATGACCATTGATATAATTAGACCCGGCGTTATTACGACCAATCTGAAGTGTATCGACAGTTGGGACATTTCCACTTGTATCTGTGCCAACAGTCCCGCCATCAACACATGCTGCAAAATCATCATCTGAATATACAAAAGCGATATTGTAATCAGTATCCTCTGCCGGTGTTGAAGATGCAGGTATCAAAGCCACTTCTGTCCCTGATGTACTGACAGAAATTTGATTTGTTTCTCCGTCAAAGTCGATATAATTTGATGTGTCAGACTCTAAACTCAAAATTGTATTTGCTATAAGATCAGTTCCAGACTTATAGCTGACGATCAAACTGCCTTCTGAATTATAGAAATCCGTAAAATCAGATCCATCGATATAGCAGATATCCGCACCACGAGTTACGGATGCGGTGGTTGTGGGGATGTAGGATGTTGGGAAATTTCCCTGTTCAAGTTGTGCTCCCCAGATATACAGGCCGGAAGTTCCATCGCCGGTGTAAGTTGAATTGTTATCATCATCACGTAGACAAACTTTAAAATCTCCGGTACTTGATGAATTAAAAACAACCCAAGCTCTTACCCAGCCATCATTACTGTTTTCCATTCCACAACTAAGATTATCCACATTTTCTATTATGGTTTTTGATGCAAGATCAAATTCAACCCGAATATTTCCATCGGTACTGTTATAATGACTAATACTTATTTTTGATCTTTCTTCTATTTTTGTGAAGATTGAATAACAAAGTATTCCAGTTTCAGACGGAAATTGACGAATATAATGGTTATCATTATCAGTGTCCTCAACAAATTTATCAGCAGTCATCGTACCGTCAGGCGCAGTAGTAGCATTTGCGTGTATAAATGATCTTGTTTTATCCCATGCAGCGTTACTAAAATCCTCCGAATAAGTCAGCAAATTCGTCCTTGATTCTTCAATCAGCCAGCCCTTGTATTCCCCTGTCACCGGATCGTAATCATGCCGCATTACATCTTCGGCCGCAGACTCGATCAAGCCTTGTGCATTGACTTGCGTGGCTATAGATGCTCTTTCGAATGTGACATTGCTTGGCACTCCGTAGGTTTCGTCTCGATAGTCGTATGCCTTTAGATCAAGTGTCGGAGGACATGGCAACCAAAGAATATCTATATATGATTGCCCTCCTATCTGCCTTGCAGATTTTACATTCATCTCTTGCACGGCGTCTTCAAAATGAGTAAAATTTCCGTCAAGCTCGTTATGCGTTAAAGCACTGCCCTTTTCGCTTCTTCTTGTAATCGTCATTTTTACCTCTTATGATATATAACCTACCAAGACATAACCCTCGGATACGTAGTAAGATATGTAATCTTTAAAAATATACCTGCCATAAATCTTATGAGATTTTATATTTCTTGAGTATAATTGTCTGCTTTTAATGGTTGAAGAGTACATTACATATTCCCTTGCTGTACGTAAACGCTATATGTCGAACTGATACTTATCGGTTCAATCCTTATAGCATACACCCAACCCTCAAACACAAATGAAAGTTTATCACTGTCTACGTCAATCTCTTGCTGTGTACCTGTATCTTGATCGTAAAGGTACTCCCAATCTCCATCTTCTACTATTTTAATTGAGAACTTCAACGTGCCTGTACCACTTGATTTGCAACTCACCACAAATTTATCACAAAAAGAACTTAACACGATCTCTTGATTACCGCCTGCTTGATTGGAAGTAATACTGAGTGTTTCTCTTCTAACTTTTCTCTCCGGCATTTACTCACCTATATGTATAAATCATCATTATAAGCATCAGTGTTGTTATTAACAACCTGCTTTAATATATTCTTGGCATTTCTACTTGCTTTTTTATTTTTAGAAGACGCTACAGAATCCCCTTCTTTGTATCTTTTTTTATTCTTCTTATATGACTTAGCCATTCATGAATCCTCTTTCCTGTTTTTTCTTATACTCTTCAATAACTCTTTCTCTTTCATCAAGAAGATTCTCAAGCCTATCTGCAATCTCGTCTACATCAAGATAGAGATCCTTATCATGAATAACTTGATCAATCTCATCCTCCGTTAAGAAAAATTCATAGCAACTTCTGATAAATCTCTTGCTTTGCTTGTTGCTGAATTCCATACTCTCGTAAACTTTTGTTTGGCTACCATTAACACCAGAAAGCTGAGAATTATGAATCATCATCTCAGAAAACTCATGCAGCTTAAACTCATCACAGCTTAGAAATATTGCACCTGCTGCACTATAAGCACACCCGGTAATCTCTCCGATAATTGTAGCTCTGCATTCTCTCATTGCGTGAATCAATGCAATAGCAGTATAGTAATTGCCGCCAGGACTGTTGATTGAAACATAAATAATATCTTCAGGTTGTGCTTCCTTAAAAAGATCAATCTCTTCACTCCAATCGGAAGGTTCCTCGAGTTCATCTTCAATCTTAACCAAGTATTTCATCCCATTAGGACAGCTCTTGATTTGTTTTTTACCTTGTGCAGACTGAGAAGCCGGTGGAATTTCTACAATCTCAATAAGATCACTCATGCGATTACTTCCCTTTCTCTGTAGCCTTATAGTAACAATAATTAGAGATTTCAGTTTGTAAGAGCTTATCTACGATTTCAGCAAACAAAATCTTAAGATATTTCTCTACGATATTACTACTTTCTTTGTAAGCGCTATAGAAAATATCGTCCACAAGTTCTTGGTCTGCAAACAACTTCGCTTCTTTTGAATTTGTAATACTATAGAGAACGTCATGCTTACTGCACTTTCTATAAAGAGATTCACTGACAAACCGTGGTAGTCTAAACCATCTTGACAGCCAATGGCTCTTACTACCACAACCTGTACCGTACTTTTTTAGTTGTTCTTCAGTAAATCCGCAATCAAACATTTAAATATTGATTCCTGTTTTATCGAGATCGTAACCAAGAGTCTCTGCCATGTCTTCAATTAAAGTAATGATTTCTTTTGCTGTAATCTTATTATCCTCAAGAGAATCATCGAGCCAATCAAGAATATCTTTTACAAGATCAAGATATACTGTGTTTTGCTCATCAAGCTCAAGATCAAGCCCTTCAAGAATTGCATCCCCAATACTGATTACTTCTTTTGCTGAAATTTTACCGTCATCTTCAAATGCTTCATTTACACCGTCTGCTACTGTACCAATAATACTAAGCGCTTTCCAAAAACTAATCTTTTTCATGAGGTATTTCCTTACTTGTTTGTAAACATGTTTAATTCATAATAATACTTGAAAATTCTATCCACATATGGAATAGTCTCTTCATGTTTCCATCTTGTATTATAAGTCTTATATTGTAAAATGCAATCCCAATTATTACAATTACAAGTATTTTCAGTAACAACGCATTTTTCCTGTACCTTCAGTATACTCCCAAGACCAGCATTGTAAGATGCAAACATAAACCTCAGTCTGTCTTCAAAAGATCTACGTGCTTTCCAATTACCCCACAAATATCTATCATAGTAAATACCTGCTGCTATATTCCATTCAGGATTGTTTTTAATGTCAAGAATAAAGACTTGTTTAGAGCGTATTTCTTTGGCTGTGGTTGGCATTACTTGCATTACCCCTACCGCACCTACAGGGCTTGTCGCTTGTTGATTTAAACCACTCTCTGCAATCCCCTGAGCTTTAAACCATTTATAGTCAAAAGAAGGCCCAAAATAATGCTTACTGTACTTGTAAAAGTAGAGATCATATTTGTGAGTGTTGAAAAGGCTACTTGCAGATGCAGGTATTATACCAACCAAACAAAAAACAACACACAACAGTATAATTACTTTCAAAACAAGCGTTTTCAAAACAGGCTTAACCCAACAACAAGACCTGTACAAATCCCAAGCCCGATGAAGATACACCCAACAACAACACCAACGGCAAGGTTTGCTTCAAATAGCTCTGTAGACGTCTTGAACGGCGTTATCCTGTCGAAGACACCAAACCCAAGTCTCATTATAAGGATACACCACAATGGCCCTAAAAACACACATATTGCTTTAAATATAAGAGGGTCTACAGCTATCATATTCTTACTTTCCTTTTCTCAGTCTGTCTTGAAATAGAATAATCATTTGATTAGAATAATCGTTCTAAAGTTGTCAAGGGTTAGAGTGAAAATTTATTTCCTTTGAAATCAACTACTTAGAAAATAGTCTCTTGACAAATCAGTTGGCATGCTTATTGTAATATTAAGGGTGCTCTTCAAGCGTGCTTTACAAGTGTGATACTTGCTTTTGCAGTCTCATTTTTGCATATTGAAGTTTGCACTTATTAATAAATAATATTTAAAAAATAAAAAATAAATCAATAAGATTGCAGTATGCATACTTCAATATACAGATTGCATCTTGAAGTTGTATTCTACAGTTGCATCCTTAGGCTTTCCTTTGTTGCTGCTATCTATATCTACATTCTATTGTCTACTTTATATGGAGTTTTCTTTCTCATCCTACCCCAATCAAGCAGATAAAACAACTCTCTGTCTTTGTCTTCATATTCTACTTCCACAACTTGATCCACATCAGAAAATAGCTTGTAACTGTATCTCAGTATCTTAACCTTTGCTTCTTCCCCGTTACCAGGATTTGTTAGTATGCAATAATCACCGAGATTAAAAAGCCTGTTCCTGTATACCTTCCAGCATTGCCATTTCCTCGATACACTATCCTTCACCAAATTAGCAAGCAATGGTAGCAGTATTACACCAAACATCCAATGATCTAAATCCATTAATCCTCACCATCTGTTCCTGTATATTTAAAGCTGATAATGTTTGATTGTTTACTTTGTTGGTTTGTTCCTGCACCGCTCTTGATTCTTCTAATCTCGTCAAGTGTAAGATGCTGGCCATCAATTCTTGTATTATAGAGATCCCTTGCACTACCTATAATCTTATCAGCAAGCACCCGCTTATCGACAGCAGGAATATCCTTATCATTCATAATATCTTCGTACACCTTAATTGCCTTTGGTACAAGCCTAATAAGCCGCTCTTCAAGCTTCAAGCCTTGATCGATTGTTTTGTTGGCAATAGTGTATTCTTTTGTTGTGCCACTTGGTCTGCTCATATCCCCCAATCCTCTTCTGTTGTTTTAATAAACACGTTAGTAAACACGTTAATAAACACACGTAATTTCAAGATAGCAGTCATCGCATATGCTATGTTCGAAATCATCTGGTAGTATTTTATCACAACACAAACAACGTAAAGCACCGCAAGCTTTATCATACCTGCTTCTAAGATACGCTATATCTGTTGGTAGCAGATTACTTAAATCTTCTGCAACATTATACTCGTTACACATATCTAAATCTTCTAATACATTCATCTTCCTGTCTCATTAAATGATTATAATTGTATCTACAATAACCATTATTACAATTTTGTCAAGTATTGGTATTTTTGATGTACTTATAGAGATAATTAAGAAAAAAGAAAAGAAAATGAGTATAGCGGACTTTAAGGTGGGTAGTAGGTAGTATAGATATAGATAGCAGCAACAAAGGAAAGCCTAAGGATGCAACTGTAGAATACAACTTCAAGATGCAATCTGTATACTGCAATCTTCATACTGAAGTATGCATACTGCAATCTTATTGATTTATTTTTTATTTTTTAAATATTATTTATTAATAAGTGCAAACTTCAATATGCAAAAATGAGACTGCAAAAGCAAGTAGCATTCTTGTTAAGCAACCCTTAATATTACAATAAGCATGCCAACATTACTTGTCAAGAGGTTATCTTGTAAACCCTTGATTTTAAAGGGAATATTTTTTTAGTGGTAGCCTTGACAACTTTAGAATGATCATTCTATCTAAACTATTAAAATAATTCTTGACATTAATATTTGTGTTTGGTAAGCTACCTTCAATGACAATAAACATGGAGGTTATATTATGACAGATTATGAAAAATACAGAGGTAAGTGTGAAGAGGCTGTTAGAGAATTATGTAATATGGATAGTACGTTGACGCCAGTCAGGGGATGGTATCATTGTTGGTCTTGGGGTAAGCAGGCGCATTGGTGGGCAAAAAGAGAGGATGGCACTATAGTAGATCCTGCTATAAATCAATTTCCAAAACCGCATGTTGGAGAATATGAAGAGTTTGATGGGTGGGTGGTAAATTGAAAAGTAATATCATGGTGACGGTATGTATATTATTAAGGTTGTACATAGAATGTAGAGAACAGAATTTGTAAAATATCTAAAAATGGAGGTACTATAATGTCAGAAATTAAAATAAATACAAAATATGAATTTGCCGGTAAGATTTATAATACTTATAATGAAGCAGAGATAGCTGCTACTGAGATTGACAGAGACAATACAATTGTAGGTATCATGAGGAATAATCTCTGGAATCTCATATATAATATAGACACCAAATATCTGTCAAAGGAAAAATGCAGGGATGATAATGTATATAGCTTCAATATTGAACGAACTTTAGAAAATATTTTATCTAATTTTATATATAAATAATTATAACGGTGCTTGGTATTACGCAGAATAGATTATTTTAGAGGATTGGTAAATAAGTTCTTGACAACGATTGCTTCTTATAGTAGTATCTAATCATTAATCAACAATGGAGGGTACTACTATGAAAACAAGACAAATTCTCGATAATCTTGTAGAGCAATTCAAAACAGGTAATATTCCAGAAGCAATCTCTATTTCTTCATTTCCTATTCCTGATATCCCTATGAAGAAATGGAGTATCAGGAATAGGATTATTGTAGCGATAAACAATACCAGTGATGCAAGAGGATTCCAGCAATGGAAGAAAGAAGGTAGAAGTGTCAAGAAAGGTAGTAAGGCAATCTACATACTTTCTCCGTGTAAGTATAGTAAGAAAGACTCATCTGAAGATTCAAATGCTGATGATGCAGGTATCTATTTTAAACCAACACCAGTGTTTAAAGTAGAAGACACCGAAGGTGAAGATCTTGAATATATGAAAGAGATTACTGTTAAAGAAGATCTTCCTTTTAAATCTATTGCTGAATCTCTTGGTGTAAGTGTAAGGACTGTTCCTGGTAATCTCCAATGGAGGGGTTATTACTCTACAAGAAATAGAGAGATTGTTCTTGCAACACCGCACGAAAAGACCTTTTTCCATGAGCTTGCACATGCAGTTGATAACAAGATTAATAGTCCTTTGAAGAATGGCCAAGATCCCCTTCAAGAGGTTACAGCAGAACTTGCTGCTCAGACGCTATGTAATGTCATAGACAAGCGAATGGAGGATACGAGGGGTAACACCTATGAGTATATAGAAAGATACGCTAAAGAGGCAAAAAAGAGTGTTGCAAGTATTTGTATTGAAGTTGTTGACAAAGTAGATAAAATAGTGCAGTATATAGTAAACTAATTTTTGGAGGTAGATATGAAAACAAAATGCTGTAATTACAATGAGTGTAGGAAACCAATTCAACTTTGTAATAATAAGTGCAAAGCTTTTGATAAGACTTGTTTTGATTGCCATCATAAAATAGGTGAAGAGTGTGGCATTCATGGATATGAAGTATATGACGATTCAGTACCTTGTGATGAATTTGCAGATATGCATGAATAGATAATAAATTAGCTGTAACGAGTGAAAATAATCATTAAGAGATAATATAAGGTATTTAATATGATAACACACACAAATACAGTAAGAATTGAGAACGAAGATGGGGTATTTCTTAACATTTACAGACCAGATGGTATTGACAGTGAGTATGAATTTATTATTGATACATATCCATCTGAGAAAGGCTTTGAGTTTAGCAAGAGAGATTTGGCAATAATCATAGAAGCATTAAAAACAGTAGTTGGAGATTAATAATGGATAAACCTGCAAGTAATACATACAGACCAGTAACAATAGCATTTTCTAATGTATACGGAGATAACCCAAACGCGCTTCCTGTACCAGGAACGGATGAAAGACTTGGAGTGAAACCACCAAGGTATGCTAATGATGGTACAAGGTATATGCTTTGTGATGGAAGCATTTGGGAGTACAAAGGTATTTCGGCATATAAAGCTGATAACGATGAGAGAGTAAATGGATGGCAAATGATTTGGAAACCGGTGGAGGTTTAGGATGAGTTACGATATTGAGCTTACAGACACAGGGCTTGTTGAGGAAATACTTGAACTTGACGGTGTTACGAACTTCAGACAAGGTACATTTCCACTTGGAGGATCAAATAAGTGCTCCCTTAACATGACATACAATTATTCTGTTGTTTTGTATGATAAATTTGACAATAGAGATGGTATCATGTGGTTACACAATAAGATTGCAAGCGATACAATATCAAGAATTGAAGATACAATTGCAAATCTTAAAGATGATGTCGTTATCGACTATTGGCAGCCAACCGAGGGTAATGTAAAACAGGCTCTTTGTGTGCTTCTAATGTTTGCTAAAATTCATCCTGAAGGTATTTGGAGGGTATATTAACATGGCTATAGAAAATAATGATGTTTTTAGAGATATCTTTGAAGTTGTAATGATGGAAAATAAAAGAACAGACAAGAGCTTACTAAATAAAAACAAAAACGGTACTTACCAAAAGGATTTAATTGAAGCCACATTTTGTGGATTTGTTATGGGATACGAAATAGGATTTGAAATGGGTGTTTATACTATAAACAAATAAGGTATGAATATGAATATCTACATGACAGAGCATATGTTGGGGTGTCTTGGTGTATCAAAAAATGATATTGAATATCTTAAAGAGAGTAATTATATAGACTTACCACTTAAAGATTTTATTTATAAATCAATAGAAGATTATAAATTTGCAGAATCATTGTTTCACGTTATGAAATTTTTAGATGCCGAAGATTGTATGGAAATATCTACGCATTCGATAGGTAAGGTTATAGAATTGTACAATGATATGGATATAAAAATAAATACAACATATAATTTACTTCTTAAATGCATAGAATCTAAGAGGAATCTGATTACATACCAAGATCTTGTATTTACAATGCATATTGTAGGTAAATACGCAGGAACAAACACAAGATATAATTTGCATAAGAGTCTTTATATTGATTATGATGCATCTGTACTTTTTAATATAGCAAATGCGTGTTATCATGCTTGCAACCTTCCGAAAATGGTATATGAAAAACCGCACAGTGAGTTTTATCTAAGGTGTATATCTTCGCGCACATGGATAATAATTTTGCATGTGATTCATAGACATGAAGATATTATGTGGCAAATCTCAGACGAGATTATCAATATTATTAACAGGGAGGTGTGTAAAAGATGATAGTAAAAGAAATTCTTGAATTACTGATATTCGGGATTATATTCTTCATTGTTTCTATAGGATATTTCAGTTTGTGCGGTGTAAAGTTTTTTATTGACATTACAATAGATATTATAGTATTCTACTTCAGAAAGGTAGCGAGATATGGGATCAAGTGATAGGATATCTTTTATGATATCATCTCCGAAATACGGGTATCATTGTACGACAAGAAATAAACTTGAAAAGTATATTACAAGCGGTAGAATTATAGCACCTGTGAGGTTTTGGCCGAATATTGAGACAGCTAAAAGATGGTGCAAGAGAACAGGTAGGGATATTATACTGAATATTGAGCTACCTACAGTATCATATCCATTGCCAGATCACAAACCTGCAATGTTTTGCCAAATGGATGTGGCAGAGTTTAAAGTTGTGGCTATCAATGCTGATACTGCAAAAAATATAATATACAGTATTTAAATTAATAACTAAAGGAATCGAAATGACAGTAATTGCGGCTAAGATTTACGATGGTAATATTCAGATGGCATGTGATTCTATGGTGACACGCGGACGGCATAAGAAATCAACAGGATATCCTTGTAAGATAATTGAAGGGAAAGATTTTATCCTTGGTTTTTGTGGAGATGCAGTTATACTACCACTTCTTACAATGTACTCTAAAAATCATATTATTGGGAATGATGGTGATGCAGATAGAATAGTCGAGTGGTGTTCTGAATTTCTGGAATACGTGAAAAAGAAAACAAACGAGTGGAAAGGATCTCTAAAAGCTTCACTTTTACTTGCACACTCATCAGGACTTTTTCTTATCGAAGATTGGCTTCCTATTAAAGTCGATGATTGGTGTGCTACAGGGTCTGGATACGAGCACGCAGAATCGGCGCTTTATCTTGGACATACTCCGGTTGAAGCTGTTGATGTTGCAATAAATTTAGCATATGGGTGTGGTGGTAAGATTACAAATAAGAGTATTACTTTTAATGTTTAAGCATTAACGTGATATGATAACGAAATCAATAATTAAAAAGGAAAAATTTTTAATGACGCCAGAACAAGAAGCAAAAATTATTCAAATGAGGAATCTTGGAGTATCGTATCGTGATATTGAAAAATATATTGGAGTACCAAAGAGCACTGCATTTGATTTCATGAGTGATATTCATAAAAGAAGTAAAGCAGGGAGCAAAACAAAAATCATATGCATTAGCGATTTACATTGTGGAAGCTATAGTGGCCTTACACCACCTAAATATTGGCCTAATAAGCATTTTAAGCCAGATGAGTATACTCGTATGGAGAAAACTTGGATCTTTTATACAAACACCCTTGAAAGCCTTGGGAAGGTTGATTACTGCTTTTGCCTATCTGATTGCATTGATGGTAAGGGTAGCAAGAACGGCGGAGTGGAGCTTATCACTACAGATCTTTTACAGCAAGCTAAGATGGCTGTAGACTGCATTAAAATGATTGATTGCGATAAGGTGTTTATGGTAAGAGGAACAGCATATCATACATCAACAGATGGTAACTGTATTGAAGATATTATTGCAGATGATCTTGATGGCGCTGTTATTGATGATTATCTCAATGTGAATGTCAATGGTATTGTCTTTAATCTGAAGCACAAGATAAGCAGCAGTTCTATACTTGCAGGTAGAGTAGCCCCACTTGTTAAGGAATATCAATGGGCTGTTGAAAACGACAATGAGATTACACCAAGTATTTTTCTTAGAGGGCATGTTCATTATCATGTAAGTGTATTTTATCCTGGTAAATTTCTTGGGATCACTCTTCCTGCATTGCAATTGCCATTTTCTCAATATGGGAACCAACAATGTACTGGACAAGTAGATACAGGTATGGTATACATGGAAGTACCAAGTAATTGTGCTGATGTACAGGATGTTTATTGGAAGAGTTATCTTATGAACACAAAAGAGATGGAGAAGATGCATAATGCGTAATATAAGAAGATTTATAAGGAATCTCAAGGATTATTGGAGGTTCCTTATGGAGAACGAGTGGTGGGATCATTATTTTATATATGAGGTCTTGAAGATAAAACTTGAAATTGATATTAAGTACTACAAAAAGTACGCTTTCAGTGAAGAAGAATACAGCGGTAAGATAGTTGAAGAGATGCAATCTTGTATTGCTCTTATTAAGAAGATTCAAGATGATGATTATATACAACATAACGGTGATGTAGGTGTTTTCAGTAAAGAATTTCATAAAAAATGTGAAAGAGCAGAAGCAGAAAAGGCACAGGATATTGATAATCTTTTTAAGTATATTTCATTGAAGATTCAAGGATGGTGGGATTGATGAATATAACAGCAAAGGGAAAATAAAATGAAGATATGTAATAAAGCAAATAAATTTGAACATTGTAAGTATTGCCATCACAGCAAACCACATAAAGAAATTACAAAAGCAACAAAGTTCCTGGCTAAATTACACAACGGTATGCATGCTACTATCTGTTGTAATGATATGTGGTGTTGCCATACAGGTAATGGAAATACAGTGAGGGTTATTTGTATTGATATAGAATCGTAAAAGGAAATATCATCATGAGATTTAAAAATACAAACAAGGTAGAGACAAATGTAGATGCGTACAATCTTTTAGAGTATTACTGTGAAGAGTATGGCTACAAACAAGAGATTGATAGGGGTAGTTTTGAAGGAACTTCAACATATAGGTTGCAAATACAGCCTATAATGATTGAAATCATAGATCCAGGTAATTTCTTATATCTGCCGAAAGAAGTCACTGTTGGTATGATAGAAAAGTATTTTGAAGAGTATCTTATGAGTGCTGAAATTAAGACAAATGAAGTGTACACATATGGAAGCAGAATCATGAAGCAATACGATAGTGTGCTTGACATGATGAGGAATACTCCAAACACAAATCAGGCTGTTATTAGTATTGCACAGCCTGAAGATATCAAATTGAAAGATCCCCCATGCCTCAGAAGCATTCATTTTGGAGTATTCAATGGTAAGCTCAATATGTCAAGCTATTGGAGAAGCAATGATATTGGAGAAGCGTTCCTGTTGAATCAGGGAGGGCTTGCGATGATGCTGAAAGATGTAGCAGAATACGCAGAGCAAGAAGTAGGTAGCCATTTCTATTTCAGCAGTGGAAGTCATATTTATGTGTATTAAAGGATTGAAAATGTTACAGTGCAGTATATGTAAATCTGAGGTTGATTTTTTGCAAAATCATCATATTATTCCTAAAAGTGTAGGCGGTACTGACGAGGATTCTAATATTATAAGTATATGTATAAATTGCCATAGAAAGATTCATACTTCTAATATTACAAGTTCACCTTATCTTATAAATAAAGGATTTGAAAGAGTAGAATATGAAGATAAAGTTGCAAAAATATGGTTGACTGAAAATAAAAACCTTGTGATTGATAAATTAAATAAACTTTACAAATCTAATAATACTAAGTACAATTTAATTGCCTCTTTACTTGATAATGAAATGATACCTGCATATGCATTGATGAAATATGGACAAACAGGTATTTTAAATTTAAAAATAAAGGTGACTATAAATGAAAAACAAAAGAGATAAAACAGTAGCAGCATTTATTGAAGGCATCATTTACCTGTGTATGGGCGATAATAAATTTCAGGAATTGTGCAGATAATTCTTGACAGGACTTTATGAATACTGTATAAGTTAGATATAAATAAAAAAAAGAGGTGGATGAGGAAACTGAAATGGCAAAAAAGGTAGATCTAAGGGAAGAATATAAAATTGAGTATGGTATTCCAGCTTGGAATGAGGTCACGGAATGCTACAGGATTGGCTACGTGATTTGGCTTGAGAAGAAAGTAGACGAATTTGTAGATGTACTTAATGAAGCTGTTTACGGGCCATCATATAATGATCCATCATATAATGAGCCATCATATAATGATCCATCATACAATAAGGGAGAATAATTATGCTATACGGAGTAGAGCAAAGTACAGATCTTAGAGACAGAAGAACGGTAATCAAGAAGTTTACATCATTGAGCAATCTTAGAAAATGGATGAAAAACGGTGGAGACTTCACACATGAAGATCCAGAAGCTGCAAGAAATTATCATCATGATTTAAGGTATGGGTATGAAATTAAAGGGTGTGTAAACAAAAAAGACAATATATTTAAAGATAAAGGATCGCCAACATATCCTCTTACTGATAAAGATAAACTTGCAATCTATCTACGCAAATACGGAACTGAAATAATTTAAAAAGGATTTTAAAAAGATGTTGACAAAGCATAATATATTTGATAATATCAATACAGAAATTCTGGAAGGTGATATGTTCGATAAAGCACTTATGCTTTTCGAAGTTGTAAATAATATTAATAGTAAAAAAGGAAATTGCGATATGGAAAAAGTAGAGCCAATTGAAAAGTTCTGTGTTGACTGTGTACATTGCTTTATTGTTACAGAGGAAGATAATCCAAATGCTGAGGTAGATTATCTTTGCAAACACCTTGTAAAGAAGAGTAGGGTGACAGGTAAGTATGAGGAAGATGATATGACGCTGTGCTATGAAGAGCGGTATTGTAGTGATAAGAAATGCTGTGGCCCTGAAGGTAAATTCTTCAATAATAAATAAGAGGTGCGTATGAAAGAGATTATCGAGAATCTTAACGAGGAAGAGAAAGAGCTTCTTAAAGAAAAAATTAAAGAAGCAGCAACAAATCTTGAAGAGATTGCAAGAATTAAGGAAGACAATGTTATTCTTGCAATGAGTGTGCAAGACACGCTTGGTATTAAAAAGGCCGAGTTCAATAAATTTGTCAAGGAAAAATTCGAAAGTTTCATTGATGAGAAACTGGAAGAGCTTTCACAGTTTGAAGAGGCAAATAACCTGCTTTGGCAGAATGCTTAATAAATAGAGGGGGGTATTATAATGAATAGTAAAATGACTGTAGATCAAGAAAATGGCAAGGGACGCATCAACAACGTAATCTTCTACTACACAAAGCTACAGGACGGATCATACAAGTATCAATCCAAAACAGAAAAAGAGTTTACTGTAGATTGCGTAGTGGATAAAGCAACGGCAAAGTCTTTTAAGAAGATTTTCCCTAAGAATGGATATAGAGAGATCGAGACAGATGAATTTCAGGATAAATTTAAAACAGCACCTCCGTTTCCTGATGAGGATGAGCAATATGTTGTGAAGCTTAAAACAGATGCTCAGATGAGACGTGATGTTCCTAAACACAATCTTGTTGCAGGTGATTTGATTCCTTATGAATGGAATACAAGACCAAAAGTGTTTGAGCCTTCAGATGATGGTAAGGGTGTTGTTGATATCACAATGTTAAAGCTTGTTGGGAATGGTAGCAAAGGTGATGTTGCATTTACTATCATGGAAAATTCATATGGGCAATTCCCGAAGCTTAGCGGTATTCTCGTAAAAGAACTTGTTGAGTACGTAGGCAGTAACAGTACAGGGGATTCTGATTTCGGCAGTGTTGTTGGTGGATTGAATCCTGGAGATGGTAATTTGCAACAAAAAGCAAATGATGCCGGTGAAGATTCCACGGAAGATTCCACGGAAGAAAACAGACAAGCAGATGATTTTAATGATGATTCTATACCATTTTAGCCAGTAGCCCTTAATACACGGTTGCTATATACAGTGACCGTGTATTCACCACAAAAAGTGTTTCAATGAGATTTAGATTGGGATGTCTAAAAGTCCTATTTAGTGTTGCTCTGTTTTTGGCCCTCTTTCTGATTGCTGATAAGTCTTCAATAACAGGCTTTTCCGCCAATTTCAGTAGGCCCAAAAATCGAGCAATAAAAGAGAGCCAAAAAGGGTATTTCAATGAGATTTAGGTGTTATATGCTTTATGAGAATATCACGGATGGAGATGGACTTGCATATCATCATTATAAAACATGCGGCTTTTTAGGGTGTATCTTTTTTATGGTATTACATTGTAAGCATGGAAAAAAAAGAATTGAGTGGTCAAGTGAATTAGTGACAGAAATATTGCTTAAAAAGAAAATTTTAAAACACACAGAGGTATAAATTCATGATGAATAAAGTGTTTGAAGATATAGTATGTCAATTCATTGACAGTATCGATTTTAATGATTACAAAAAAGAAATTGAAGAGTCTGTCGATGTTGCTATAAGAGAATATATCACCTCTGATGAGTTCAAGAGTGCTGCCGCAAGTGCTCTTTTTGAAGGTGAATCTGGATATGCTTTTGGTAGAGTTCTTGATGAAGCAATTACAGATATTCTTGATGACAAAGAAAAAACCAACGAAATCTTTAAATTATTCTTAAAAAGGTGATAATATGGTTATCAAGTGTAGGTGTGATCATGAATACCAAGACGTGGTTTATGGTGATGGTAAGAGACTGCACAATAAAATGAATGGTAAAGAAGGGTATTATAGATGTACTGTTTGTGGAGCTACTAATACTTCAGGCAGTGCCACAGGTAATACTACACCATCAAAAAAGGCTAAAAAATAATGAAACTTGAAGACTTCAGTTTTGTAGAATCAATTGCAGATCTTAACGATGATCACAAAGCAAATGATTATCCTGCAATCAAAATGTCGGATATAAATCGGCTTATTGATATCATCTACGATATGGATAGCGATATTCAGATTGTTTGGAATTTTGTAAAGCAATTTTTTGACAGTATTGATAAGGATTTTATTAGGGAAAGACTTAACAGAGAACTTGAGAATCTTGACTTGGAGGTTTAATATGAAGTATTGGAAATCTTATAACGAAAGAGACTCAACAAACAGTATAAATCTTATAAATCCTGACGGTGATATTTATTCAAGGATCTTGTCGCTGTCAATTATGAAGAACAAGAAGATAAGGTTTATGGAGAAATGCGATAATTATTTCCACGTATTAGCATCTAAAGATGAGGCTATAGAAATACTTCAGGAAGCAATAGCATGGATAAAAAAACAGTAATACTCGACGCAGATAGTATCTTATACGCAAATGCGTGTCTTTGTGAAGAAAGCACAATTCTTGTCACTCATACCCCGACAGGCAGAACAAAAGAGTTTTCATCTATCACAGATTTCCGTGGTAGAGGGAAATTAAAAGATACCACGGAGTTTACAGAAGGGTGCTTTCTTCATGAAATCAATAAAGAGCGAGAAGTAAGGTTCAATATTAATGAATTTTCAATAGAGACTGTAAAACAAGAAGTAAAGACAATATTTGGTGGGCAAAATGCACTGAGAATAGCAAAAGAATATACAGAAGCATCTATATCTGCAATTACAAACAAGGAATTTTGTAAGGATGTTATTGTAGTGATCGGCGGAGAAAATAATTTCAGAAAGCAATTAACAAAGGAGTATAAAGCTAATCGCAGTAAGATCAAAGCACCGATAAGATTGCAAGATCTTAGAGATTATGTTAAGAAGATTTACAATGTGATTGAAGCAGATAATTGTGAAGCTGATGATGTACTTGGATATACAGGATGGGGTGTTTTTAATAAAGCAGAAAAGATTGAAGATTGCGATGTTATTCTTGCACACATAGATAAGGATATTCTTCAAGTACCTGGATGGCATTATGATTTTAGAAATAAAGAAATGCCGTATTGGATTGGAGAAAAGAAGGCAGCAGTACATTTCTACAGACAGATGCTTGTTGGTGATACAACAGATAATATCAGAGGGCTTTCCAATATTAAGCCTGAAATAGCCGAGAAGTATGATATAAAGCGATACCAAAAGGGGGTTGGCAAGGTAATAGCAAGAAAGCTTATCCATTCTGATATTGAAATAAAAGAAATGCTTGACATTGTAGTCGAACTATACTGCAATCAAGAAATAGATACTGTGGATTGGAAGGATGAGTTGCAATTGCAGTACAGGTTGTTGAGGTTGCAAGAAGAGAAAGGTAAACTGCCTTGCATCTTTGAGCATTGTAAGAGGATTGGAATAAATCTTAATAGGTGATACAATGAATAATTGGATAAGTATTAAAGAGCAAATCCCTACACACGGTCAAGAGGTATTGATAACAAATGGTGATTTTATTGTAAAGGCTATATGCCATTGGTGGAGTATCAGTATTCCAGAAACAATTGAATTTGAAATTGTAGGGTTGTCTTGTGAGGCTGTAAGCGTGAATGATGTAACACATTGGGCTGCGTAGGTATTTTTATGGTAAAAAACAAAAGAAGAGTTTTTGAAACAGAGTTTCTTAAAGAAGAACTTGGATTACCGAATAACCCAAAGGTTAAGCATTACGACAGTATTATAAGGAAAGAGCGTAAAGGTAGCAAATTAGAGTTTCACGAGTTGTTTTTTGAATATGAAGATACTTGGTGGCTTGCCCATTATACAAAGAGTGATCACGATTGGCCTTGGAGATGTGAAAATAAAATTGAATGTGTAGAGGTAGTAAAGGGAGTTTTAAAATGAAAACAACTGTTATTATTAATGAGCAACACAAACTTCATCCAGAACAAGAGCAAATTCTTAATATGAGGTTTGAAGATTGGAAAACCATGCTTGTTCCATCAGACGGATGGGATATTGAACAGCAAAAATCTATTGTAAAAAACTTATCAGGTATTGTGGTATTTGTTTCACCCATTCCTTATATGATAAAAAGTGCAAGTATGGATGCAGCTTTGAACTGGTCATATAATTCTTGTAAATATGACTATCCACATGTACCTTGTGGCGACTCTTTGATTGAAGCTGTATTTGTAATGGCTAATGATAATAGAGTAAAGAGAGAATTACCGAATGGTAAAATTATTTCAGTAGTAGCACAAGATGGCTGGTATTTAGCTTGATGGGTTGACTCATCGAACGCATCTCACGGAAGCGCATCTATCGGTTAGAATCAACTGATATCGCTTAATTGACAGATTAAGAGTGACCTTCATATAAAAAACAAAAAAAGTAGGTTATTAACATGCAAAAAGAGATTAAACTTATTATAGGAAAATGCAGAGATTGTCCTCATGTTACAAACTCATCTAAAGAACATGACTGTGCTTTTACATCTGCACCACATCCAGTGATTTGGTATTGTAAGCATAAAGATAGGAAAGCACCTTTTGAAGAGCGAATTTTACACGATAAGCATAAATTGGATAAGTATTGTCCATTATAATAGTTTTAATAGAGAATAATAAATAAAGGTGTATTGTGGAAATTTATAATGGAAGAATAAAACTTGATGGGTCAATATTTGGTATTAATGAACTTTAAGTTGATAGTCTCGAGTATGTAGATTCTGATAGGAATAAAATAAAAGTTCCTTTAAGATTGCTGCTAATACTCAATGAGTATTTAAAAGAAGAGATAGAAACGAAAGGTATTGTTTGGGAAGACTATGTAAGTGTAATATTAAATAGAAATAATGAAGGGGTATAAACATGACAGATCTTGTTGAAAAGCCTGTTGAAAAACAAAAGATTACAGAAAGAACACTGAAGAACATGAAGTTTCATGATATTATTCAATTTGGAGATGACTTCAGGATTGTTAGAGTACACAGAGGGTGGATTTACTTTGTAGAAAGCACGTCAACATTTGTTCCTGAAGTTACTACTAAAAGATAAGGATTTAAATATGGCTGATCTTAAAGAGGATATCCAAAACAGCATTGCAGAGCATGAGAAATTCATGAAAATGGTACTTAAAAAGAAGTATCTTCATGAAGGTGAAGAAACATGGAGAGATCTTGTAGATAGGCTTAACAGAGTGCTTAAGCTTACAAATGACGAGAGAGAATGCATTCTTGAGAAGCGATTCATTCCAGGCGGCAGCATTCTTAGTGGTGCAGGTAGAGATAATATTAGCATGAGCAATTGTTACGCAATACCTATTGAAGCATCCGACGAGGATGAACCAAGAGATTCGATGGACGCTATTTTTGATACTCAAAAGAATATTGCAAACATCAGCAAGCGCAGGGGCGGGTGTGGATTTTCTTTAAGCACGTTAAGACCGAAAAATGAAATTGTTAATAATGCAGCAAAAACAAGTAGTGGGTCTGTAAGTTTTTTGTCTCTTTTTAGTGAACTCGGTAAGGTGGTAGGGCAGGGTGGTTCAAGAAGGGCGGCCATGATAGCCCTTCTTGATATTCGACACCCGGATACTCTTAATTTTATCTGGTGTAAGTCTAAGCCAGATATGGTATTTGAAAAAGATATTTTTTCAGATTCTTATCCTGATATATCTTCAATCAATATCAGTCTTTCAATTCCTGATTACTTCATGAAAGCGGTTGAGAATGACGAAGACTGGACTTTTGTTTTTCCTGATATTGATAATAACAGGAATATGTATGATGCAGAATGGGATGGGGATTTTGACAGGTGGAACAATCTTGGTGGTAAATTTAAGATTTATGGCAGTATTAAAGCAAGAGATTTGCTGAAAGAGATTGCAAACTCATGTTGGCTGTCTGGTGATCCGGGTGTACATTTTGTGGATTCAGCAATTAATGGGTCGATTAGTTATCATATCGATAAAAAATTAAAACCGAATCTTTGCAATCCATGTTCTGAGCAAATGCTCACACCTTATGAAAATTGTCTTCTTGGAAGTATTAATTTACCAGAGTATGTGAAATTTCCGTTTGTAAATAAAGATCGTAATTTTCCAACTTTCAATTTCAAGAGTTTCAAAGATGATGTTAAAAAAGCAGTAAGGATACTTAACAAAGCCAGTGATATAAACGAAGAAAAACACCCTCTTAAAAAACAAATTGAAATGGATAAGTATAGCAAGCGTATCGGACTCGGTTTTACGGGAATTACAGATACAATTGCAATGCTCGGTATGGAATACGGTTCACAAGAAAGTATAAATTTTGTAAAAAAGTTAATGTCTATTAAAGCATTTACTGAAATCTCAGAGAGTGTTGAGATTGCAAAAGAGATTGGTTGTTGTCCTGCGATGATTGAGGATGAAGCAAGGCAAGGTTTTCTTAATAGTCCTTATTTTGATAATCTTTCAAGTTATGTTGATAGCGATAATATTGACAGGCTTACTCTTGATATTATTGAGTATGGCACAAGAAACACAGCCTTTGCTACTGTAGCTCCAGGCGGTAGCTTATCAATTTTAGCTAACAATTGCACAAGCGGTATTGAACCTTTATTTGCTTTCAATTACAGCAGAAAGAATAGAATAGATAACACAACATATAATTTCATCCATAAATATGCTTGTGATTTTTATCTTGAAAATGGAGATCGTATTAAGCAACAAGGTATAACAAGTGTAGATGACCTTAAAAGATTTCTTAAATACAATAAGAATGAAGCAAAAAATATTCATTGGGAAGATAGGATAAATTTTCAATCTGCTTGCCAATTATTTACTGACAGTAGTATCAGCTCAACAATAAATTTGCCATCAACAACAACACCAGAAGAGATTTATGAGATTTATCTCTATGCTTGGCAGAAAAATTTGAAGGGGATTACCATTTTCAGAGAGGATTGTAAAAGTGGCGTTCTTTCTGACAACACACAAACAAAAATAACAACAGATATACCATCATCTCTTCCATACGAAAATCTCTATAAAAGAGAGCTTTTTGATGAAGAAAATGCAGTGCGTCATCAAGTGTACTACAAGAAAGCAAAAGTATATCTTAACTGTAGCCTTGATGATGATGGGAAGCCTATTGAAGTTTTTGCAAAGCTTCCAAAGGAGAGCGGTATTGGGAATGATGGTTGTTTTAATCCTCAACTGTTCATTGACAGAACGAGTTCTTGGGATTGCCTTTGCAGAATGATCTCAATGTGTCTTAGATATGGGATTCCACTTGATGAGGTTATTGACCAGCTTGATAGTAGTAGCTACTCCATGATTGATGCAGCAGGTGTTATTGTGAGGATCTTGAAGAAGTATAGAGATATGCCTGAGTACGAAGAAGACCCGGAGACAGGTGAGATTCTCAATGGAGAGAAATGCCCTGAGTGTGGAGAATACACGTATGTAGCTGAAGGTGGTTGTTGGAAGTGCTTGAATTGCTTTTACAGTAAATGTAGTTAATAAATCTCTTGACATACAAGTGATTCTTTGTTAAGATCTACTTAAATGATTGGCAAGTAGGTCTTAACAAAAACATTAAAAAGGGAATTATAATGACAGCAAATATCAAACCATGCCCTTTTTGTGGTAATCAACCGACAGTAAGAGAATGGGTAGAGACATCAAGAACAGTAGATGAAAACTTCAATCTTGAGTATTACAGTGGTGTGCTGATTCGGTGTAAGTTTTGTGATATTGACATGTATGATGTTGATAGATGGAATAATAGAGCAATAATAGTAGGCGGAGATAAACCAATGATTTGTGAAGATTGCGGATGTGCAATGAACATTGAAGCTGTACACACATCACAAAAAGGACATTATGAGATTCTTTATCATTGTCCTTATTGTGAAAATGAAGAGATTGTAGAGGAAATTGTTGAGAAATAACCTACTATCAAAAGGAATCATTAATATGTCAACAGATCCAGTAGGACTTAAAGGTACTTGTGATTGCATTTTGAAAAATAAAATCAGTAGCAACACACTGACACCAATGATGCATAATGAAGTGGAAGATTTTAAAGGAAATAACCTTGTAAGGGCAAACACATTTGATGGTGGATGTGATATCAGAAGTGCTGAAAACGTGCTTATAACACCACAATCTTATAAAATCGTCAGTACAGGTCTTAGAGTAGCTATCCCTAACGGATATGTAGGGATGGTAAGGGGTAGGTCAGGACTTGCTTTTAAACACGGTGTATGGTGCTTTCAAGGGACTATTGATAGTGGTTATCGTGGAGAGTTGAAATGCATTTTGTATAACATCTCAAATACACCTTTTACTGTGCAAATTGGGGATCGCATAGCACAACTTGTTACTGTACTTGTTAGTTTGCAGAATTATGTTGAAGTAGAAGAATTGCCAATTACAAATGACAACAGAAATGGTGGATATGGGAGCACAGGAAGATAATAAAGACATATAATGCATACAAAGAATCTGATTTCAAAGATAATGATATGAGAAGAGCTTTTGAAAGATCAATCACACTGACAAACGTAATGAATCTTATTGAACAATACGAAGATATGATAAGATCTGCAAATGATTTGTGGGATCCCGTAACAGATTGCCTTGGTCAATTTGATATTGAAGAGATTGAAAAGGTTCATAGTGGGGATTTAAAAAGACTTGGAATTATTTAAAACGGTGAAATCATGAAAGATAAAGTATGGCTTAAAGAATTTGTCGGCAACAGTCACTGGTTTTTTTACAGGCATTTATTGGAAGGTGGCGTTGTAGAAAGAAAAGACACTTTGAATAATATTAATGAAGCGCTAACAGAAAAAGATATGATAGAGAGACATGGTGATGCACTTGGTATTTGTCTTTATGGCTATAAAACACTATCTATAAAAAAGTGATAAATATGAAAAGCAACAACGATATAAAAAAGATTGACAGAGCAATTTCTGAGCTTTGCTTGCTCTTCGATAGTGGAGAGCTTAGGATATCGGTTGATATGGATGAATTTTTATTGATGTATCAACAGAAATAAAGAAATTTCGTGAATTACTCACCGAAGCAGTCGATTTATCTGGCAGCGGCTGTATGTCGCACGATGAACAGATAGACATTTGGAAGGCCGCTTTGGTGGGCTAACGCAGTCTTTAATTTCAAATTAAAAGATTAATATATAGAAAATAAGCTACACATGACAATCAACTGTAACCTTGGAAATAATTCTTGACAGCCAATAAGTATGATGGTAAGGTGTTTTTATTATCAATAGCCACAGAGGGAAAAATAATGCAGATATTCTTACCATCAGAAAATATTATGGAATGTGCAAAAGCTCTTGACGACAAGCGTCTTAATAAGATAGTTGTAGAAAGCGCTCAGATAGCTTCTACAGTTTTGTGGATCAACGATTGTGATATTGCAGAAACACTTACTGCAAATGGCAAATGTTATCTACCAACTCATGAGAATCATCCACTTGTACGGTGGTGTGCAAGTAGTAATGAGAATTTTTCTTTTGTTCTTGATTACCTATTTGAGCTTTGTGTAGAGTACACATATAGGTTTGAGAAAAGACATAAAACTGCTGATATTCTTTTTAGTCTTGCTAATAATAGTGGAAGATATGTTGGCGGTAAGAAAGTAGGTGTTGTTACACCAATTAATGCAACAACACACTATAAGCACATCAATTGGTCAGTATATGAGGCATACAGGCTTGAGATGGCTTATAAGTGGAACAATCAGAAGAAACCGCCAGTATGGACAAGAAGATGTAAGCCATCATGGTATTGTTAACTATAATAATGAAAGGGAAAAATATGAGAAGAATACTTCATAAGGTAAATAAAAATGGCGTTACAGTGAGTATTGAAAGAGATAATTATGGTGACGATATCAGGATTTGGACTGAATATAGTTTTGGTACAAGTCTTCCTATTAATTTTGAAAAAGCAAGGCTTATGGTAGCTGTTCTTGAAGATTATCTGGCATGTAATGGAGATTTTAAAAATGAATCACTTAACTATAGATCTTGATTATTTCGACACAAAGTGCTACCTTATGGTAGACGAAGGCATGGAATTTCTTGAAAGGGTGTTTGAAATGTTCTCTCCAAGTATTTTTAAAAACCATCATGAAATTCTTCCATATATTAATTGCACAAAATATGACAGGATAATTAATGTTGACTTCCATTCTGATATTGCAGATGAGCCTGTAAAAGATCTTAATTGTGGTACATGGGCTAATTTCTACAAGTATAAAGAAGATGCTGTGTTTGAATGGAGATGCCCAAATAGGAAGATTTGTCTTGAGGATGGTTATGGTAGGTGTGACAGTGATAGCTTTAGTTGTAAAAGCCTTGACAGATCAAATCTCGGATACAAGAAAGTATATATTAGAGAAGGAATTGATAGAATCAGCTATAATAAAATTAAAGATACCTCTATAGTGCTTAGTCCAGAATATACTGAAGGGAATCTTCAAGAATGGCTTTTAGAGAAAGGGTATATTTGTGAGGGAATATTATAAAGGGTATGTTGATAGCCTTGAAACGACTATCAAATATTTAAACAACAAAATAAACAAAATCAGAGATAATGCAGAAGATGAAAGAGATCTTGGTGTTATGATAAAGATTCATACATTACTCTTCATCAGAAAAGATCTCAAACAAAAACTCAAGAAGATAAAGGATAAAATTGGGAAATGATTTATAAAGAATCTTATGAGGTTAACAGCGATCTACTTAAAGAGATACTTGTTGAATATCTAAATACACTTGGGTATGAAATAGACTATGACAACGTAGATATTACAATCGACTATGGTAGCCATATGGTAGAGATCAAGCCTGAATATTCTATCATAATTAATACTTATTGACATGGAGGTGATACTACGGCAGCACTATCAGAAAGAGAAAGATTAAAGAATCTTGCTATAAAGGCTCTTAGAAAGGCTTTCTCTAAGAGCTTCATAGCAAAGCAATGCCTTAACAACGCAATCCTTAAAAACAGACGTGGGGTACGTGGTGGGAAGATGTGTGAGTGCTACTACTGCAAAAGGCCAACACCAATGTATCTTTGTGAAGTAGACCATTCACCAGAACCTGTAGTACCTGTTCATTTATCAGCACTTTCAATGCCGCTCGATATGTACTATAAAAGGCTTTTCCTTTGTGGTATGGACAATTTGAAGTGCACTTGTAAGGAATGCCACAAAAAACAATCCAAACAGCAAATGGAAGAGCGTAAGAAGTGGCGAAGAAAAGAGAAATGGTTGGTACTTAGAATAAAAAATGGCAGTATGATTACAATCAAAAAAGTTCTTGACTTGAAAGACCCTATACTGTATGATTGGGATATCATAGACTGGGCAGAAACAAGGAAAGAAGCGGATGCAATAATGAGGAAAGCGAAGAAGAAAAAGGAAAATTGACTATGTCAATATGGGAAGAGAAAGTTGAAAAACAAAAACAAAATGTCATAGAAGATATCCAGAAGGCTATTGTAGAGGCAGGGGGCAGCTTTCGAAGAAGATGTGAATTAGAAAGCATGACTGTTGGTAACATACTATCAACTTTGCTACCGAACGATGTAAAATTTAAAATTTACTATGAAAGGCCAAAACAAAAAACACATACAAGTAGTTTATCTGAGAATGGTACAAGACCTAAATACCTGTGGTACGATTGGGGAAGAACTGTACCTTCATCTTATGGTGCTTTCTGTGAAAAAACACATAAATCTCTCTGTAAAGGTGGCTGTGTTTTGTGTAATCATTATGAGAAAACAAACAAGGTTATTGGATTATGATGGATAATATGAAACCAGTGAACGTATTAAGTTTGTTTGATGGGATAAGTTGTGGACAGGTTGCCTTAAATAATATAAATATAGATATTGGCAATTATTTTTCATCTGAAATAGATAAGTATGCTATTAAAATTTCTAATAATAACTACCCAAGCACTATACAAATTGGTGATGTTAGGCGAGTTAAGTGTGATACCTTACCACAAATAGACATATTACTTGGTGGTAGCCCATGTCAAGGTTTCAGTTTTGCTGGTAAACAGTTAAATTTTAAAGATGATAGAAGTAAACTGTTTTTTGATTTTGTACGTTTATTGAATAGTGTAAAACCAAAATACTTTTTATTTGAAAATGTAATGATGAAGGTTGAATATCAACAAGTAATATCTGATATGTTAAATGTTAAACCTATTATGATTAATTCTAATTTAGTATCAGCACAAAATAGAAAAAGGTTATATTGGACAAATATACCTGTATTTGAACTGCCATTAGATAAATTAATATTTTTAAAGGATATTATAGAACCATTTGTTGATGACAAATATGATATAACAGATAGGTTTTATAGTAAAGTTGAAGGTACAACATCTTTTAAAAATCCAGGTGTAATGTAAGAAGGTTGCATCAAAAATCAAAAACTCTTACAGCAGCAGGTCAGAATATATCTAATTCATCTGCAACAAATATTTTAATGGATTCAGGCAGATTAAGAAAGCTAACACCAGTTGAGTGTGAGAGGTTAAATAATTTACCTGATAATTATACAGCTGGTGTTAGTGATTCACAGCGTTATAAAGCTCTTGGTAATTGTTGGACTGTAGGTGTTATAGAACATATTTTAAAAGGTATGGATTATGATAAACAAAATTGTAATTAACGGTGTTGCAAGAAGCGGGAAAGACACGTTTGTGAATCTTGCAAGGTATTATCTTAAAGATAAGACTATATATAATATCTCCACAGTGCAAGAAGTAAGAGAATTTTGCCAGGATATGCTTGGTATTCCATTCTATGATAAAAGCGACCTTGCAAGAGCACTTTGGCACAAAACAAAAATGAAATACAGAGATTGGATATTCTGGAGCATAACAAAGAATATAGATACAATGGAAAGGTGCACTGGTGACAATATCGTTTGGTTCATACATAGTAGGGAGCCGGAAGATATTCAAGCTTACAAAAACAAGTATGGTGAGACACTTGTGTCTCTTTTAATCAAGAGAGATAATCTTAGTATTCCAAACAACAAAGCAGACAAAGGCGTCTTTGATTATGATTATGATGTCGTGATTGAAAACAACGATGATATTGTTGATTTTGACAAGGAAGTGAAGGTGTTTGTAGACAAGTACCTTATAAAGTGAAAGTATGAGAATATCAAGAGAGCTACAACGTAGATTGAAAAGAAAAGCAAGGAAAACGTCTTGCAATTACTGTGTTGTAGCTTTTTGTGTTTCTAAGAAGGGTAATATTCTTGGATTTTCTTGTAATAGGCATAGATATTTGAGAAAACACGGGAGTTGGTGTTGTGAACAACTTCTAATGAGAAAATTCAATAAAAGTATTGACAAGATCTACGTTGTAAGGTACAGTAAAGGCATAAACAATGATAGAGACCTTCCTATAAAGCCATGTAGGAAGTGTTTGAAGATTGCAAATAAACTCGGTATAAGGATAAAGGTGATAAAATGAAAGTTCTTGTTATTTATGATTTAGTTCCAGAGGAAACAAAAGTTGCTTTAGTAGATATGAGTGAAAAAGAGTACGAGTATTTTAAAAAGGCACATACGGTTTACATCAATGCTTCAGATAATGAGGAAGGTTGTGTTGTGTCTAATGTAATTTCAAATGCTTTTTGCGAAGATCCTACATACAAGAAATACTGTGAAACGGATGAAGATAGATTATACTTCGGTAAATGGAAAAACAACGAATGGCTTTCTGATATTTCTAAAGCCGATAAGCTTATCAGAAGTGGTTTTATACTTTAAAAGTAATGGTAGTGGTATTAGTTATATCATTAACTTGTGCCACTACTTAAAATTAAGCAACAGTAGGTGTAATATGAATATTAAAGGTGAAGACTTCAAAAGATTCTACTATGATGATGGTTTTTGGGAAAGAAGTGGTAATCGGATGTGGACTTATAGGATGATTTTAAGAGTTAACAATAAAGAAAATATATTATATCCAGACCAGGTGAGAGATTCAGATACTGTTCAATTGCATGGGTATGTCAAAGATGATGCAGGGGAGAATATTATGATATTGGAAGATTTTTACAAAAAATGGCTTTGCGAAAAGCAAATTAATAAGATCAAGGCTGAGAGAGCGGTACAATGAAAATATACTTCACAGAAGATATTTTTATAAGAAACCGTAAGTTAGAGAGTAACAAAGATCTTGTAAAACATCTTGGAATAAAGACAGACGATAGCTGCATAATTGAGCAAGCAATACTTTGTGATGAATATGCAGCAGATCTTCTTTTCAAGGGTATTTTAGACGATGATGTTGAGATCGAGTATTTTAACGATATAAATACGGTAGGGTTTACTATACTTGTAAGGGAAAAAGGGGAATCTTGCAATTAGAGAGGTACTGTGAAAGAAAAAATACTGATGCTTATTCCTTGTCCACTTATAGTATATCTCTTTTCAATTTACATTGCTGATAATCCAACGTGTTTGTGGGCTTATGCAATACTTGTTGGTGTTTTAGTAGGTATATTAGGCGTAATTGTTGCTTAACTCAATACAAGGCGGTACAATGAAAATAAGATGCTGTATGTGCGATAAACTGGTAGGTGAGATTGCAATAGGAAGCTTGATCAGGAACGGTACAGAATATCTGTGCAGAGATTGCTATAAGCATATCTTTGATAAGCATATCTTTGATAAGTATATCTTTAGTGATAAAGATAATGTTTCTGATTTTAATGGGCTTGAGTATTTAAAAAGTATACTTGGAATGAATAAATAAAGAGGTGTGTTATGGAATTGAAAAAGTATTTGCATCTTGAGAAATATGGAAGTGATGAGATAGAAGGTATTGATGCTGGAAACGAGGTGTATCTTTTCGATAAACTTGATGGTACTGCAAGTAGTGTTAGTCTCCAGGATGGAAAGATTGTGTGTTGTAGTAGGAATAGGGTCTTATCTATCGATAGTGATAACCAAGGATTCTGTAATTATATCTATACACCAGAAGTACATCAAAAGTACATGAATCTTCTGACAAAATATCCTAATTTCATCCTTTATGGGGAGTGGCTTGTACCGCATACAATAAAATACTACACAAAATACAGGGAGAACTACATCTACGATGTTTATGATGAGGATCAGGGGAGATTCCTTCATTATAACGAATACAGCCAGATCCTTGATCAATACAATATAGAATATATCCCTTGTTTTTGCATTGTAAGGAATGGCAATGAAGATGTCTACAGAAGAGAAATGATAGAGAATGCCGTATTCTTGCTTCCTGAAGGGCATAAGAGAGAAGAACAATATGCTGAAGGTATTGTCATTAAGAATTATGAATTCATCAATAAATATGGCAGAATTTGTTTTGCAAAGATGGTGAGAAACAGCTTCAAGACTGCTCATTCAAAAGCACAAACAACAACAAAACAGTTTAAAGATACAGTTGAACAGCGGATTGCTGAAAAAGCTATCAGTGAACATCTTGTAAAGAAGACTATTGCAAAGATTGAAGCAGAGACAGGAAGTAGCTTCTCCAACAAGCATGTATTACAGCTTCTTGGTAGAGTTTTCCATGATGTAGTAACAGAGGAATTATGGGATGCATTGAAAGCAGTCAAGGGTAGGAGGCTTCCTGTTGTAGATTTTAAGAGGCTGCAACATTGTTGTTATCAAAGGACAAAGTTATTTATAACAACGTAATTGGAAAATATAATATGTATGTAAGTAGAATAAATAGAAATGATTGCGAGGAATATATCATTAATATACACTACGCAAAAAGGTGGCCTTCTATCTCTCATGCTTTTGGATTATTCGTGAGAGATGAAATTATTGGTATTGTTACGTACGGTACACCTTGCTCTGCCCCGTTGAGAAGGGGGATTGCTGGTGATAAATATAAATTAGATATATTAGAATTAAACAGGCTGTGCTTGAAGAATAATGGAAGAAACGAGGCTTCTTTTCTTGTATCAAAAAGTTTAAAAATGTTAGATGGTAATAAAATTATAATTTCTTACGCCGATACTTCTCAGGGGCATGTAGGGTATGTGTACCAAGCGTCAAATTTCATATATTGTGGGTTGTCTGCGAAAAGAACTGATTGGAAAATAAAGGGGAAAGAACACTTACATGGGCAAACTATAGCTGATGAATTTAGAGGTGTTAAAAATAGAGTTGATGCTATTAAGAATAAGTACGGTGACGACTTTTATTTAAAAGAGAGGTCAAGAAAACATAGGTATATTTATATAATAGGCAGTAAAAAGTTTAAAAAACAAGTTCTGAAAGACCTTAAATATGAGATTTGTGCTTACCCTAAAGGCGCTTAATTGAGGTAGTTCTTTTAAAAGAGAATGCTTTTATAAAAATACGTGCAAAACTAATATAATTAAGGTGAAATTATGGCAGGAAGAGATTACTTGATGTGTGAAGAATGCGGCAAAAGGTTAGCATATGATGGTGATAACAGTATGAGAGATACCATGGATTGGGAACCCATTTATTGTAAAGACTGCTATCAGAAACTACTTAAAGAGATAAAGAAACTAAGATGCTCAGAAGCAGGTAATACGGTGGTGTTAAATGGATGATATAACAAGAAAACACTTTATGAATATCCTCGATACTTTTACAGGGGCAGATGGAGGTGTGCGATTCACAAATTTTAGATTCCTTGTTGAAGATTTATGCGATTTAGAGAATGAGGAATGTAAATTATTGATTAGCCTCATTCATCAATTTTCAAGACTTATTAATGCTGCGCAAGAAAGAGGATAAAGATTACAAGGTAATTTATGATGAATATGGGGTAGTATGCTTGATATGGATAAAAACATATAAGAAATTTAAAGTTGGTTATGACATCCGTCAATTAGAAGATAGGTTTAAGTATAACTCACTTTGGAATTACAAAGATTGCGAGTAAAGATATGTTTAAAACAAACGATGTAGTGCCTGTATTTAAAAAACAAAAAATACTGAGAGATAAATATAGTTTTTGTTGTTATTGTTATATGATGAGTAACACACGTATGCTTGTATCATATAGGCTTTATGATGATATGAAACTTCTTACATACACAACAAGCAGTATCTCTATCAACGAATACACAAGAGATGTTGTAGAAGAAGAGTATGAGAGAATTGAGAGAGTCATTCTTGAAGAGATTGATAAAGAAGGTAATATTAAACATCAAATAGAGTTTGAAGAAAAACAAATTGAAAGATTCTATTAATAGGTAAGCTTGAAAGGACTGGTATGGAAGATAAAAACGCTAAAGCAGCAGGTAAGATACTACTTGAATCTATTATTAACAGTAATAAGATTCACAACATAAACACAACAGACCTTTTCCTTGTGAAGACTGTAATCTTTTCAATATTAAGTGTAAATAAGCCCCTTGCAAACTATGTGTTTAACACTATCAACTGTTGTTGTACCAACAGCGTAGACAATGAGAAGATGAAGCTATCGAAAGAAGTAATGGATCAATGGAATGAAGTGTTAACAAAGATTATGTTTAGTGGTGCAGATGATGAGTCTGGAGGTAGCAATACCTGTGGAAGAATTTTGAATTGATATTGTTGATTACCAAGGGAGTTGCCTGTTAAAGGGTGGCTCCATTTTGGTGTTTTTATTCCTGAAGCCAGTTTTTTAAAAGATTCCTCATTCTAATACTTGGTATGTAAATATTAATTTCATCACCATCTCTTATTGCACTTCTCCAAATAAACTGAATCATTTCAGAAAGAGCATAATCTTCTTGGTTTACAACAACATTTCTTCTTTCAAAATATCGCTTTATGTTTGGATTCATGTACCTGTTAATTAGATAAGCTATATTATGCCTGTTTCTATAATCATTTGTTGCTCTCATAGTACAAGGCACAAAACTACTGTTGAATCTTCTACCAAACATATCCTTATGTTCTTTAAAAGTAGTCCAGAAAAAATTATCAATTAATGAATCTTCAATTTTATTGATGAAATAGTTTGAAAGATTATTTTTAAGTTGAGTAAACAACATTTTCTTCTTAGAGTTTTTACTGTACCATGAATAAGATAGGGCTGTTTTAGTTTTACTACCAATACTGTTCAATTTACTGTCTTCTAAAATATTAATTTTTAAGTTCTTATTTAAGTGTTCCTCTGGATCATAATCCTTCAGGTAAAACCCTTTCCATTCCTCATCCTCATTATAATCCCCACCAACACCAATCTTCTTATACTTCACACCATGAGTATCATAATAGTATTTCATTATTTGACCATCAAACATATATGTCAAGATAAATACTTTTTCGAAATGCTTAAACACCTCTACAGGAAACTTCCAAAAAAGCAATCTCATTTCACTATCAATTATTACACGGTTGAGTCCTGATTTATTTCCCCTTTTAATAATCTCAACAACATCTTTAAAAACACCTTTATAGTCTTCCTCCCCTGTATACACAACAGTATTGTCATCTTGAATAGTAAAATATCCATTATTGATGAAGATCTCTACATCATCTCTTTTCATAGGGAGTTGTTCTAAAACATCCATTACTTCATCAAGTACAAGTATATATCTATTATGTTTTAAAATATCAACAAACTCTTCATCTACGTATGAAAACAAAGAATGAGTCGCACTTATGTTGTTGTAGTTTATCATAAGTTCTTTTATACTGTTAAGTTTGCCAACACCTTTATGTTTTGGAGATACAAACCCCTTAACATCCTTTTCTATTCTTGCAACTTCATTAAGAAATGGTGTTATATAAATGAAATTATAATCATCTTTGTTGTTTTTCATATATTCACTCATATACGTCGTTTTACCACCACCCGGAATACTATCAAGTATTGTAATGTGCTCTATGTATTTTTGACTCATGTTTTGCCCCTTCTGATATTATTTTTATACAAAAGGTTTGTATAGAATTGTTAAAATTCCCTTTGTTTATGCACCTTTTGAAGCTTTTTTGGTAAACGTATATAGTGTATTTTTACAGTATAACCATTTCATATTTTTATGTATTAAATTATACAGAGTTATATGTAATCTACCACCTATATAATATATGTATTTTTTATGAAAAGTCAACAACAGGTTATTATCAAAATATCTTGGTAACATATCACAAAATATCCTACTTGATCCTTTCTAAAGAACTTGGCAGTATACCTTCCTGGAGGCTTTTCCTAAAGAACCATCCTAAAGATTCTCATTTCATATGCTCTTTACTCTGTAAACAGAAGGCGGTACACTTTCTAAAGATCCACGATGGAACACCAATATCTTATAATTGTTTTTTTGACCTTTTAACCAGCCAGTAACCCTTGTAACGCCCTTATCGGTCTTTGCAAAATATCCTAATAGTAACGCAATGACAATATCCTTGCCAATGTCCCACCATTGTATCCTTATTACTCTTCCCTTGCATTATATCATAAGTGTATCATGGTAGTGGTCTCTTAACAATACACTTGGTGATACACTTTCAATTGTATCAATAAGAGATATCTTACACTATGTCCCACAATGGTATCCCTATTACCATTCCTTTGCAATCTTTTATAAGTGTATCATCAAGAGATATCTTTCCCTATACGCTTCAATAGTAGTATATTGGATATTCTCTTACATTAATTTTGAATTGTATCTTGTGAGATTTCATGTGGAAATATTTCAGTGTGATGCTTCACGCGTGAAGGTTCCACGTGAAACATCCTATAAAGATTTTTCAAAAGATAGTATGCATATTGCTATATAGCAGATACATATGAATCTATCCATTACAGGAATACCATGAATGACGTTTGTAAACAGTCTGATACGATATCCCTTGAAAGATTTTATACTGGATTGCCTGTAAATGGTTGATATTATTAGAAAATTTCAAGAATTTGATTTTTAGAATAAGGCCTTTATAGTGCTATTCATGCAGGAAAGGCTTGTATAAGGGGCTTTCATGAGCTTCATATGGGATATTTTGAAGGATATCATTTGATGACTTTAGGTGGGAATTATGTATAGAATGGATATTGTAAGAGACAATACTAATTTTGCAAGCCTTGGAAGGCAAGCCCTGGATGATACAGAAGTGTCTCATGTTACATGTGGGCTGTTTGATCTAACAATATAAACAAATCAAATAAGACAAACTAAGTAATCCCTCTCCCATTATCAAAGGATCTTATCAAAGGATCTTATCAAAGGATCTTCCTAAGTATAATCCTTATTAAGAAAATCTTTGGTTATTATAGACCAAAAACCTTTACCGAATAATTCCAATAAGTTATACCTATTATATCCCTAATCATGATCTCTTCTTTCATAACCTTTTGATATTATTAAGAAAAATTCATGGTTGATTTTAACCTATGATTGGTTATTCATAGCCAACACATTAAAAATCATTGTTATTATCTGTTACAAACTATTCCTTGTAAAAATACAAGGAAAATAAATTTATAAATGATTTCAAATACTTATCATTTTTTAGATAAATACTTTTTATAATTGGTATGGATATAGCATTATATTATCGTCAACATGAAGCATTGATCTTTGACAATCAGCCCTTTTTAGTTTGTATGTGGGATGCAATACTTAGGTTTGCATAGCATATTAAAACGATTTTTATTGAGTCCACGACGGTAACGATATAGGCCCGAGACAAAATAAAAAGATCATAAAAACTGGAAAGGTTTTTAAACATTTTTATTAAAACGTTTTATTAAATTATAAAAGGATAAAAAAATGAACATAGTACATAAATTCTTACACAATGAAGGAATTATAACAGAACATCAAACAAATCTTTTTTTTGAAATGAACAGGATTAATCCATGGATTGCAATTGATAACGACAAAATGGTGGGGTACTTGACAGAGTCGAAACTAAGATGCATCCAAAATGATTATGATATCGGTTATAAAAATGAAGATAATATTCAAGACATATTCGCATATCTTGAAATGAACAATTATATTGAAAATGATACCAGAAAAAAATATGGCATTATGGCAAAACCTGGAAAAATCTTTAAAAAACTACTGCCAAATTTATCTGACAGTGATATCTCTAATCTGGTATCTAAATGGTATGCAAGTATTGTTACTGATAGTAGAGTTTTTGTTTTAGATAATAATTTTTCATATGGTTATGATCCAGATAATTATTACTCGGAAAATGGTAATTTAGGGAGTTCTTGTATGCGTCATTATCCAGATCGAGTAGAAAATTTTTATAGTTGTTTTGATTGCAATATCCTTACATTGCAAGACGAAGATGAAAAAATTCATGGTAGGGCTATCGTATGGAATTCTATGAAGTTTAAAGGCGATAGAGAAAATGGTGATAACATAACTGTAGAGATACCTTTAATGGATCGAGTGTATGTTAATGATGATAAAGATATTGAAAAATTTATTCAATATGCCAGACAAAACAATATTGCATATAAAGAAAAACAATCGTATAGCCAAAAACAAAGTTTTTTCATTCCATTTGATGATAAATACGAATTTTGTGATTGCGTCCATTGTAAAATAGTTGGAAATGATATACCTGAATATTTACCGTATTTGGATACCATGACATGGTTGGATATCGATGATATTACACTGTATAATCATGATACAGGATTTTATACTCATGAGCTAACAGAGACGGATTGCCCTGCACCCGAAAACAGTCAAACTATAATTTATAATGGCGACAGATACAACATTGAAGACTGTATTTATCTTGATAGCGAATGCGAATATATCCCCCTTGATTTTGTTATTATGTGCGATCACTGCCATGAATATATATTAAAAGAATATGCAATTGAAGCACAAGATGAGTATATTTATTTTTGTGACAATAACTGTGCTAATATGGCAAATTATTATGAATGTGAAGAGGGCGGTGGATTTTATCACATTGATTATATGTGCGAAATAGATGGATTTTTGTATCATCAAGATTTATGCTCTTATTGTGATATAACAGAAGAAAATTACCTCACCGATGATTCAGTACATAGTAAATTATATAGTGTTGATATAGATGGGCATGAAGCGATCTATAGCCCTATTCAGGATACATATCTCTATACAAACAATACAAACTACGAATATAAAGATTTATGTGTCAACGTCAATGGTGAAAAATGGAGTGTTTGTATTTATGCTAATGAAGATGAGGAAGTGATCACGAAACAAGGGAGATATGTTAGTATTGAAAGATTAAATGAAAAAAATGTTTTGAACCTTTTAAATTTTGACGGTCTTAAATATATCCCAGGTATATGTAACAAAATAAACAAATAAGGAAAAAATCAATATGAAAAATAAACTGGAACAATTCATTGATTTACTGGCAATAGGTAGTTATAAAAATCATGATACATATATGATAGAATATATATGCATCCAACTGGAAAAGATTGAAGGCGTGAATTATCAAAAAGACAATGCAGGTAATATACTTGTAACAAAATATGTTGAGACCGCCAATCTTTTCTTTCCTTGTTTTTGTTGCCACACTGATACTGTACATTACCATGACACTATTCCAATCGATATTGAATATCACGGAAAAGAGATAATACTGTCATCTAAAAACGGTATAGGTGGTGATGATAAAAACGGTATTTTTGTTATTCTTGAAATGCTTAAAAATTCTAACATCTCAATGAAAGCAATTTTTTTTGCAAATGAAGAAACAGGATTCGAAGGTGCATCAAAAATAGATTTGTCTTTTTTCGATAATATCTCATATTTGGTTGAAATCGATAGGAAAAACAACAGCGATATTATAAGAGACCACTATTGCGTTTCATTTGATAGGGCTTTTAACAGTATAGCAGAAAATAACAATTATTACGAAACTATGGGGAGTATCACTGATGTATTGTATCTTCAAAATACCGGTGATATTAATATTAATGCTATAAACATTAGTTGTGGATTTTATGAACCACATACAAAAAAAGAAATTATTGTATGGTCTGATGTGATGAAATGTTATGATTTTTGTATGGATATTTTGCAATCTATACCTGTAAATTGTCGGTATATTATTGATCGAAACTTATCCTTTTATTATGATGATCCATACCGTGAAACTGCGGTATGCGAATATTGCTACAATACTGTTGAAAAGTACCATAAAACGAACTACGGGTATATTTGCTTTGGCTGTTGTATTGATATTGTAAACAGTAAATTGAAAGATTTATTTTAACATTAAAAAGGTGTTAAAATGAACAATAAAATAAATGAGCTATCAGATAATTTTGAAGATATGAAATTTTATTATGATTCAATATGTGATATTTTCCATGAGTTTGTAGAATACTGTAATCGGCAAACTGTTATGAATATTAGATTTGCTATTGATGACATCGATATCAGTTTGAAAAATAAAAGCGTGTTTTGTAATATTGCAGTTATGATGTCTGAAGATACAGAGTATTTTGTTTTAAAATATAAAAACAATGGATTTACATGCAAAAATACAGATATCTCTAATATTGCTATGGGGTTTTTCAATGGTTAAAATACTTGTAGTGTGGTTGATTACTATACTGCTTTGGGCCTGTTATGTTAGCACAATGAACTATCACGGTTATAGCGATCAATCTATAAGCCTTGAAAGGCAGTGTCAAATAGTCAACAGAACTCGAATATTACGATACCAGAATAGTACCACAAAAAAAAATACTTTTGCAATCCATTAAACACTGTTCATAAATTTTGAAAGGTTATTTATGAAAAAATCATTTACCACGTATTCAAGAAAAGGGTATCATAAGGCAATGCACTGTGTTTTTGAGACGGAAATTGACATGACGTGTTTTTTGAAGAGTCAAGGGATTAATCTTAAATGGTATAATTATAAGATTATTTTTAAAAGTAATTATAACAACTCCGTTATGATAAAGTGGACTTTGAAAGGATAATTATGAATACTCCAAGTCTTAAAATTAAGTTGCAATTTACAAGACAATTTAAAAAGGATCATAAATATCTTGCTGGAATGGTACACCATGATAAATGTCGTTTCATCAGTAAAGAAAGGGCAGTATCATGAAGTTGATAAAAAAATTCAACCATTTTTATAGTGAAACAATGGATAGTGGGGCAATGTATTATATCATTAAAACACTTGAAGAAGACCATATGAAGATATTGAAAAAATTTGATATAGATCCATATCAAGAATACAACGGTGTCGGTAATTTTTGGAAGGATACGCCATTTATCAGAAGAAAAGGAAAGTACCTGATCATTACCATTTCATGGGGTTATGATATTTAAACCGTAAAAATCATACTGTTAAAATTGAAAGGCTTGTCTCTTTATGGGGCAAGTCTTTTTTTTTTGTTTTTGTGAGGTGGAGCGATCCAGGGGGAGCGATCCAGAGATTTACATATTATACACACTTTTTTTTAAATTGGATTCCTGACATACCATTTATTTATCAATCTTGTAAAGACTTGTCAAGCTATTTTTCACCTATCCCTTAAGAAAATCCCTGTATAAATCTTTTCAATATAGATAAAATGATAATTCATGTTATACGGCCTTTAAATAGCATTTTAAGAGCCTTTAAAAATTCATTATAGTACCATATAGGGTATACTTTAAACATCAATTTAAAGGCTATTCTTATGCGTTTTAAAGGTATATACGTGATATAGATTTGCTGTATTGCAATCACTCGACTGTTCAATATCAACCATTAACTATTGAAGGTGAAAAATTGAATGATAACAGCGTGTTAGAAAATAGTTGGTCGATATCAACCAATAAGTTGTTGCAATTTAACCAAGTATGTGTTATATTGTGTTTATTGATTGACGATGAAGAGTGTAAAAAATCATTGTCATACTGTCGGTGGCAGTTTGCCGGCATGCTACGACTAAATGTTTGCCATATTACATAGCATCTGATAGGCGAAACAAGGTTTGCCATATTACATAGCATCTGATAGGCGAAACAAGGTTTGCCATATTACATAGCA